AAGGATGATGCGAAAGCCAAGAACGGCAAGGGCGGCAAAGGTGGCAAGGCCAGCAAGAAGGATGATGCTCCCGAAGACGACGAGGACGGCGACGGCGACGCCAAACCGGCGGCCAAGAAGGGCAAAAAGGATGATGCGAAAGCCAAGAACGGCAAGGGCAACAAGAAGGAAGAAAAGCCCGCTGCTAAGGGGAAGAAAAAGAAGAAGTAATTCTTCGCCCCTGATTACCAATTAAGGTTCGTCGAAGACGATTCTTACGAAAATGTGCCGCCTAAGATAACCCTAGGCGGCACCTTGTGTAAGCGGCTCAAAGTTCAACTAGGGGACTTCAATGGTTAAGGCTAAGAGTAACAAGAACGGATACAGCGAGGATGATGTTGAGGTATTGGAGGGCCTCGATGGTGTCCGACGTAGGCCTGGTATGTATATGGGTGAAAAAGGACAGCACATGGTTTGGCAAATGCTGGCCGAAGCAGTAGGGAACTGCAACGACGAACATTTAGCAGGCAGGAATGACTACATCGAGGTCGTAGCGGACACTAAAGTTAATAGCTATATAGTAGCTGACCGCGGCGTCGGTATCCCGGTTGGTCTTCACAAAAAGCAAAAAGTATCAACCTTAGAACTGGTTATGACCAAGCTCCATGCGGGAGCAAAGTTTTCTAATAAGGCTTACGCTAAGCCAACGAGTCCAAGCCTTCTTGGACGACAAGCTTCTTGTACCAGATATAGCCTACGTTAAATCCGCAACTAAGGGGTTTTGCATTTCTAGACCAACTTGGGTTGGTGGTCGTCACGTCCATCGAACCAAGCCTGGACTCAACATCAAGCTAGGGAGTCATGGCTTCGTATTTTGGGGTTTCTACCCATTAGGCTCAGTGCGTGCCTATGCTAGACAATTGGCGGCCTTCAAGATAGCCTTATATGAGGCTGTCACGTCCCCAGAGTTGCATCAAAACATTCTCGTCCATAAAGATCGTCTTCTGGTCGTGACCTTGACATCCTCTATGTTAACCAACCGAGAAGTCTTGGACTCAACTAATGACTGGTCCGGATGGCTGATATACTCAAGAACAAACGGTGCTTGGGTATCCAGCATTGACCACCAAGGGGTAGGGAAGCTTTAGGTCTGACGAACCAGAACGCGGATTACGCAGCCTGGTTCGTAATTTTTCTGTACATTTTATGTACCACTGTGTGGCTTAGGCCGCACCACATATCAGAGGCTTGTTATGAACCTAATTGACATCCTGACTTCTACGCAGGACCGCATCCAAAATTCTATCGACACCTTACGGGAAGAAAAGTCCCTGGTAAAGGTGAAGTCTACCGTTGGGTCTGTTGCAGGGGTTATCGGCGATACCCTCAAAAGGTTGCCTCAAAACAAACGTATTCCTAATACGCGAAAAGCATTGCTCGCCCTTTTCAATGTGTACTCTGGTATGAACCAAGGCTTGGAGAGCAAAGACCTAAGTATAGCAGACTTTAGGCGTACCATTAAAAACGTTGAGCAAAAGTTCCTACCTCAGCTAGAGAAAGCGACGGCCACTGAGCTAAAAGAAGACCAGACGGAGAGCAACGCCCCGGCTATGAGCGAAGACCTGCTTAAGGTTTTTCAGGTTATCAAGGATATGATGACGCCTGAACAGATGCGGCAACAATTAAAGGATTCTAAAGCAGGTCGTCAATCTGACGATGAACTAAAAGACAAGGTGGATTACCTTAGGAAGTTTGCGAAGCGTCTACCGGATAGACTTGTAGGCGAATACGACTTCGTGACTGTTCCTATAGTCCCAATGATTGACCCAGCTTCACTATTCCGAATAAATTTTGATTCAGCGGGTATAAAAACCTTAAACATCCTGGGGTTCCCCGTCCTGGAACACCAAACACTCTTGGCCGTTTCTCGTAAATTGGCTGACGATCACAAAATAAAGCCAGAGGTTCTGGTCCAATCTATCTTGGAAATCATTAACGAACGGTCCAACGATGACTTTACCTTGGTTTCCGAATTCTTCCTCCCTAGTCCCAGGAATTCAAACATCTTGATGTTCTGGGTTATGCCTAGTCGAAAGCTCAATACTATAATCCGACAGTCCGGTTCTTTTAAGGTGGAGAAGTGGGGATACCCTTGGGCCAACCTTTGATGGAGGGCCTGAGGTATGAAGCCTGCTAAGAACGGGCCATGCACCATTTGCTTAAATTCGGTGGTGGCTGTAATTCACAGCCACCATACTGTCCCTCGGTCTAGGGGAGGTGAAGACAGCTTACAGATACCTTTGTGCCCCGATTGTCATAATGCCTTACATGCTTATGCGTTGGCGATCGTGGCTTCGATAAAGAGCAATACAAGGAAAATCAGGAAGACGTATTTTGCTCCTCAGGATGAGAGTAGGGCGATACCATACTTGGAAATTTTGGTCAGAGCCTTACTTGAAAGACCTTTGTTGGAAAGGGACCACCTCTTATCAACTTTGGTCAAGACTAGCGTTTTTGAACGGTTGAAGCTCCTTCAACTAGACATGGGGTTCTCCTCTATGGAGAAAACGTTAGCCTTCTGCATAGAACATACAACATCCAACATTCTGGGAGTAAATAAAAATGGCAAAGCCGAATCGTCTTCTAAACTGTGGTTCTTGCACCTTTCTGGAAAGGGACAGAGTGTTCGATAAACCTTGTGCAGAATTAGGTAAGATAAGGACATCAAAACCTTGTCAACACCATACTTCTCATGTCTTTGGATTTACACCACCTGGTACCACCAAAGCCGATGTAAAACCCCTCGAACTCATGGCGCAAGCCATGCAGTCTTTGACATTAGAGGAGCTCCAAATCCTAGGTGCTCTCCTTCTTAATGAGAAAAATACTAGGCGTCACGGATTCAAGTTCTATCAAAAAGTCTATTACCGTATGTTCGGTGACGGCAGTTATCTTAGCCACTTCGTATCAGGACGTGTCCTAGACGCTAGCAAGGAATCAGTACGGCTAATGGGGTTCACCACAGGTGTGGTAGTGTCCGTTATAGCCCCCTACACTGGGTGGGCTAAGTCTGTGTTCACCGCTGTTGAGTTCAAGGAAATAAAGCGAAATCTAGTGAAAGAAGGACGGTTAGTAGACCCCAACAAGGACATCAAAAAACCCTCGTCAGTATTTAGTGGTGAAATAGCCACACTGGATCTAGCAGTTAAAGAGAATCTTGTAGATTCGGAAACCCTCGTAAGTCGGAAAGACAGCCTTGTTAGCATCGTGGCTAGGATGATGCAAGGTCACATCTTAAGACCTGGGGACACAGGCCCTAGGCAGCTTGACCACAAGACGGCCCGTAGAAAAGGTAAGTCTGCCGCTGTTGGTGGAGGCAGTGCATCCTCCGGAGATGATGTATCTCCGATCGTTATAAATTGGGCATCTGGTAAAGGTAAGTGAGGACTAGCCATGATACCTCGTACCAGCTTAGCCTCTCAAGTATGTGACTTTTTTAAGGTTGACTTAGATAGCGAGGACTTTTTCATAGCTTTTGATTACAGCCTCAGTTACTTAACTGGTGGTGTCACTGCCTTTCAATTTCAGGAGATCCTTAAACCCGTGGTTAAACGAGCTAAGCTCAAGCAAGGTGCACAACGGTTTCGGCTAAGCCTTATAGGCAAGAGCTATAACGTGTTGAATCTCAAGCTGTACCTGTTGAGGTTTGCAGCAGCTAGATCGGTAAACAAGGATTTTGCCAAGGACTTGGCTGAGGAACTCAATGTTTACGTAGTAGATGCTAGGAGGATTTTATCCTTGTGGAAGGATAAACGGCAATCTCCGATCCGTAAGCGTTTACGTAACTTGGTTGACCAGATACCTGATAGGTCGATTCTGTCAGTCCCTCGAATACAGTCCCTTTTCGATTCTATTTACAAGGACGTTTTCCCCTTTGTAAAGTCCTTTGTAGGGAAAAAGATGTACTTCATCCACAAGTACCACAATGTGGATGTTACAGACACCTATAATGATGTGATGGTCAAACTGCTAATCACATTCTACAAAGCGATGCCTACGCTCAAAAACGTTGAGCACCTCAAGTCCAGTCTGCGGAAAACAGCGCGTAACCATGTCTTGAACATGATTGATGCCGAGACTTGCCAGAAGCGTGGTAGGTTCATCGACTCGCATACGCTCGGTATTTTGTCTGAAAATCACCTAACGGCTAACAACGACGAGTTTTCTTATGACGAAATTGCAGCCTTCGATGATTCGACGGATGCACGAGACCTAGCCTTGTCAGTAAGACAAGTGCTAGGTTCTTGTGTGGAGAAAAAGAAGGTGCGATTCCTGCTTATTCTTATGGGTAATCCGGATGCGGAATTCACCGAGTGGTTGCAAGAACGGAAACTCTGTAAGAAAAAGGAAGACAACGTTGACCTTCAATTAAGGACTACTCCTGAGGACTTCAATAGGCTGCTAGGCACATTCTTAAAGGTACCTGAACGCAAAGTCATCTTGTTCCTGACACGGGTTGGTAAGAAGTTAGCTATTGATGGGAAGGTCAGCATGGCTAAGTCGAAAGATCAGTCGAACGCTGGGTTGACCAACGCTCATCAAGATCAGCCTGTAGAAGCCAAGGTCGTGAAGATCCCAACTAAAACTAAAGCGGTTAAAACACATGGAAAGAAAGCAAAACCAAGCACAGTGCCAGTGTTGCACACTAATGGAACAGCAGACGCCTCAGGATTGCCAAAGCAGCCCCGGCGACAACCAGCAGCAGTGCAACAGCCTAAACGCGCAGCTTAATACAGACCTTAGGGAGGCCCTAAGTTTGTCCTTAATAGGGGAGTCCAAGTCTCGACAAAGAACCATCTTGTATATGGTGTATACGACCGTAGCTAGGAATGAACGAATAACCCTTGACCAGATTCATTTCTTATTAGGGAAGAAGTTCCTTCTCACTACGACCGAAGTGAATGGTGCTGTTGCGTCTTTGCTGGCCACTTGGCTGGCTGCACCCCTTTCTAAGTTTGAGCGAGGGACGACGACCTACCTAAATGTAAAACGGACTGTACCGCCAGTCTTTGAAAGCTGGCTTAATTCCTTGGTTGAAGCTCATCCTGAGCTGAGTATTTTTGAACCACCTGTGGTAAAACGAGAGCCATGAAACTCTATTCAATTCCTTCTGAGTTGCTAGCTATTAAGTCCATAGCTCAGCGGGGCACAAAAAGAGCGGTTAAGGTTTCATCTTACCTGCTGGCAAAATTGGACGAGTCTTACTTTCACTATGCGCCCTGCAAGGCTGCTTACAAGCGCATAGTGGCTCTTGCTGCGAAACGTGGCGTTGTAATGAACTATTCCGAGTTAGTAGAAGACCTGGCTTTGGAAGAAGAATTTAGGGACATCTTATCGAACTATAAGAAAAAAAAGCCTATTGACAATAAGGAAGACTGCCTGTCACTCTTGAACAGACTCAACGAGTGCCGACGGGCAAGATCCTTGTACTCGATGGCTAAGGACGTCATCGACACCTTGAAGAAGGACAAAGTCGATATAGACGACCTGTTGGACAAGTCTTCGGACAAACTCACGGAAGCCCGAGTTGGTGAGATTGAGGAGGATAAGATTTACGTCTTTGGTAAAGGGGGTAATGCTATGGACCTGGTGGACGAATCCCTCAACGTCCAGGGTCAAAGGCTTTACCTTACCGGCATCAAGGAGTTCGACGAAAAGACTGGCGGTTTCCCAACAGAAGGTGTTGTAATGCTAATCGCCACGACTGGTGGTGGTAAGTCTATTATGCGTAACACCTTATCTGCTAACATGTACAAGCTCAACAAGATTGACGTGGTGAGCTTCTCCTTTGAAATGGATAAGATCCAAGAAGTTCACCGGTTGGAGTCATCCTTGACTGGCATTCCCTACTGGAAATTCCATAGAGGCTGCTTATCGAAAGAGGACCGTAAAAAAGTCAAACAAGTGATGAGAGAATTCTATGAATTCGGTGACAAGAACGGCTGTAGGCATGGTACTACTTCCCCTACTAGGGAAATGTCTATGGATGATATATTCATGTCCATCCGACCTTACGGCTACAAGGTTGTGTTCGTGGACTATGTATCCTTGTTGAAGGATACAGCTTCTAAGGATGAGTGGAAAGTCCTCCGAGACCTATCTAGGACTGCAAAGGTCTACAGTCGCAACACTAAATCCTTGATTGTGCTGCTAGCTCAGTTGGATGCTAAAACGGATGACGTGCGGTATGCCAAGGGCATGATCGAAAATGCTGACGTTGCTTGGAAATGGAATTACTCGGATCCTAAGGATAGAGAAGCTGGCATAATCAATGTGCGGCAGATGAAGGTCCGTAATAGCAAGCAATATGACATCGAGCTCCTAGACGAGTTCGAGTTCATGCGGTTCGGTAACCCTGATAATGCCGGTTGCCCTGCTGCTGACGACGAGGATGCAGATCAAGAGGCTAACACCTCTTCTAAGAAAAAGAAAGGTGACCACAATGCTGGTAAGCTTTCTAAGAAAGGAAAATCATCGCCGCTAGATGAAGATGCAGTCCTAACTGAGGATGACTTCACCGATACTAAAGTTTCTTAACTTCTCTCAAGCAAGAGGGTTTGCATGGTTACTTCAATAAACATCAACAACTTGACACGGACGGACATCATAAATCTCCTGATAGTAAGGCGGGGCTACACCAGGTACTTGGAAATAGGTGTAGAAGCTGGTGAGAACTGGAATGCCGTTCAGTGTCAGACGAAGCATGGAGTGGACCCCAATAGCCCGGTGGCTACATTCAAGATATCATCGGACGAGTTTTTCCACATGCTCGATCCAGATTACAAATACGACATTATATTCGTAGATGGTTTGCATACCGAAGATCAGTCTGGAAAAGATATGGTTAATGCCGTGAATCATCTATCGGATAATGGTATTGTAGTGGTTCACGACTGTAATCCGCCGACCAAATGGCATCAGCGGCCTTACGAAGAGGCTAAAGGATCTAACTTTAGGTTGTGGAATGGGGAAGTATGGAGATCTTTTGTAAATTTAAGGTCTAGCCGACCATTTTTGGCCATGCAAGTGGTTGATACAGACTGGGGGTGTGGCCTAATCGAAAAGGCTAAAGATCAAGACATAACCCCTAGGCCATGGGAAAGCTCCTTGCAGTTGCCAGACCAAGTGACTTACGAGACCTTTGACATAAACCGTAATCACTGGTTGGGCCTTATATCCCCCAAGGACTTTATAGACCGTTACATTGGAGCAAGAGTATGACTTTACCTAAAAACTCGTTGGATTCACAATTGTCGCCCGATGATGCAACGGCGATGCCAGATCAGATTGACTGTGAAGCCCTTCAGCCAGACCAAGTAATGGCTTATGTTCACTCTATGACCAATGACGAGCTTATTAAGCTTCACACGGTTGCTTACCACGACTTGGAACAAGCTGCACTGGAAGATCCCAACTCTGAATGGCATCAGTCTTGTTTTGCCGCAGTAGTTATCTTTAGCCAAGAACTGGTTGCCCGAGGCTTGACTAACCCAAGTTTAACAGCACACCAGGTAACCAGTTCCACACATCAAGGGCTAAAATCCCACTAAGGATAATTAGCTAATATTCCAAACCCCGCGCTTTAGCGGGGTTTTCCGTGGGCGGCTCCCAGGACTCACACCTCCTATAATGTAAATATATCTGTTCAGCGCATGATCTAACTCCACGTGTATTTGATCTGCGCCAACGTCACCTAACCGTAACTTCTAAACGAGGATTGTATGAACAGTCTGAAATACAAAGCGGCGACCTGGCTTAAGTCACAGGCTATTTTAGTGTGGACTAGTATTAAAGCTATGTGTGTACAAGAAGCCAACTACTTCCTTGCTGATAAAGAGTGGTATCGTAAGCACACTGGTGGTACTTGGTACCAAGTGGCTCCTTGGCCAGCGATGCCCTACATCAATCCCTTTTGGACACGCTTCGTGGTTAACGGGGAGCGATTATTTGCCATAGAAACCTACTTTGACGACAAACCAGTGGTCAAGCTGACCCGCAGTGCTGGTATGTCAGGTATTAGTCACTATGGTCACTGTGGGACGTTTGGTAATTTCTATGGAGTCCCTATTATAGGGTCTACTAGCTCTGTAACGACTAAGTTCTGTCCCAATTGTGGGAAGAATGACCGTATCGTCACCTTGGATGCCTAACCTTTAGCCTCGGTATAAATCTAGGAGAAATAAAATGGAAAAGCCAGTGGTTTGTTTATTCGGTGTATCCGATCAAGTGGACTTAAAGTCTCAACCAAACCCGCCAAGTGAAGAAACAGCGGTGATGGTAACCAAATGTTATTCCAATGATGTAGACCTTAACGTAATCCTACAACGAGACTGTCCAGACATCATAGTTTCGGTGGGAAACCTAGCGGACTTTACCCGATTGAATGGTGCTCCCTTTGAAGTGCGTAGGAAGTGGATTCATTTTTCCAACGACACATCTTGGGATGAAGTGGGTGCCACAGCTTTCAACTGCTACATTATGGCATTGACACGACGTACCAGGTTTGAAGTGCCGCTTGTGTCTGTGGTAACACCCACCTATAGAACTGGTCCACGCATCAATAGAGCATTCAATTCTTTGATGAACCAGAGCTACAGTAACTGGGAATGGATACTAATTGATGACAGTGACAACGGTGGGCTAACTCTACGAGATTTGGAAGCCCTTGCATGTAGGGACCACAGGATTAAGGTCTACAGTGCTCCTCACTCTGGCGTGATAGGCGACGTGAAGTACAGGGGATTTGCCTTGACGAACGGTGAACTACTGGTTGAGCTTGACCACGATGATGCTCTTACCGACCATTGTTTGGAAGCTCTAGTGTTGGCCTATAGTGCTAACAAGGACTGCGGTTTCTTTTATACTGACTTCTCCGAAGTAGACACGTGCCTTAATCCATTGATGTACGGTGAGGGGTGGGGCTTCGGGTTTGGTAGCTATAGACTGGAGTCACACAAAGGTCAACTTTATCAAGTAGTCAACGCACCTGGTATAAACGCCAAGACTATTCGGCATTTAGTTGCAGCCCCTAATCATGCGAGGGCTTGGTCTCGGGATCATTATTTCGCCATAGGCGGCCATAACAGACAGTTACACGTGGCAGATGACTTTGATCTAATGGTAAGATCCTTCTTAGCTACAACCATGGTGCACGTAGATCATTTTGGTTATGTCCAGTACCATGACGGTCAGAACACCCAGCGCCTTAGAAACCAAGACATTCAGCGGCACGTTCGTTACTTACGATGGGCCTATGATGCCAAAATTCATGCACGATTTATGGACCTTGGTTTGAACGACTGGGTGTGGGATGACCGGGGTTTTTCAGACTTGTTTGTGGAAAACCCAGAAGACCAGACCAATATCTATGCCCATAGAACGTATAAACCCCTTATACCTGGGTATCATACCCCATTGGAGAATTTGTGATGACCAATACGGTAACTAAGTCAAAGCGCAAGCGAAATAAGCCAGGGAAGGCTAAACAGCTTGGACAGGCTGAGCAACAGCAACAGCAGAAGGATACTCAAAAACAAAATCGCAAGGACGTAACGCAAACCCTAAAAGAAGCCGTCATTTCCTTCTGGCGACACAAACGGTACTCTGTACACCTGGAACTGGGGTTGATAGCCTGGGGTAGGTTAAGGGCTGACGCTTTAGCCTTAAATCTGCGGTCCGAGATTGTACTATTGGAAATAAAGAGCAGTCCAGCAGATTATCTTGCAGATAAGAAATGGAATTCCTATGTGGACTACTGCAATAGAATGTACTTTGTAGTGAGCCACCCTACCTGGGAAAAACTACGGCCTACGTTACAATCAGACTTGGCTGGAACAGGGATAGGAGTTATGGTATTAAGCCCTAAGACTGGTTACTTGTACGTAGCCTTAAAGGCTAAGTGGAGACCTATGAAAGGGGTAGTCAAAAAAGACTTGGTCGTTAGGATGGCCTGTAGGGCTGGCATATATGACCGCAATACACGCAGAGTTAGGAGATACTTAGATGATTAAGAAGCCTAAAAAGAAATACCCGCCCGGTTATTCAGAAGAAGTCCCGGAGGGGATTCTCGGCCTAACCGATGCGGACTATGACGACATGATAAAGGGTATGTCTGAGGCGGATGATATTAGTACGGCTATTGCCGCCGCCGCTGCCAAAGGGACACACCGTAAGAAGGGTTCTAAGACCTCAAAAGACAAAGCTAAAGATCGGTCTGAGAAACCATCCAAGTCTAAGTCCAATAAAGGACACAAGGACCAGAAAGACCACGCTGTATACTCCAAAGACTCTAGGGCTAGACCGCAACAATCTAAGGTCAAGGCCAAGAAAGCTAGGGTGTCCAAGTCTAAACTTAGGTCCCGTGTCTTGCCGGATTTCAGCATAAACTATGAGGAGCCACCAGCAGAAGTGGCTAAGGTGCCGGTAGCTAATGCCGTCACAGTTCCAGATACGCTCTTAAAGGCTGTGATAGACCAAACGGATGATACTACACGCAAGCTAAGCAATTTAATCCTTAGGGGGTTAGCCCCCTCTATCATGTCCTACGAAGCTGCTAGTTCTTATGTCCAGGCTGCCATGGCAGATGGCCTAAAAATGGACGTAGAAATGGACAAGGGGGTGCTTGACGTGGTGAAGGAGATGACGCGGTTGGACGTCATGTACTTCTTCTTACGCAGACTTAAGTTGCCTAAACAGTACAAAGCTTTGTACATGAAGGCAATGATTGACAAAATGGCTGACTATTCTATCAGGGCCTTGGAGAAGTCCGACAAGACGGATGCCCACAGGAAGTACATCAAGGAAATTGAGGCTTACGTAGTCCGTAGGTCTGATAGAGCTAAAGAGCACGGGGCTTCAAGTTACCAGCAAAGACAAGAGGCTCAAAAAGGATCAGACGGTAAGCCAAAAGGTGGACCTAAGAAGCCATCTGTCGGGCCAGGAGTAAAACGATCCAGACATGAATAGAGGTTTACACCATGTTTGATATACTAGGCAGTAGCCGATCTTCGTTGAAGAACTGCATGTCCTGTACCAGGTATTGGTCTTGCGATGATACCAAAAAGTCGAGTCTTTACGTCTGTAAGGGTTACAGGTCTCACCAAGATGAGGTCCAAGCAGATCTTAAAAAGAAGAAAGTGCCGAAGTCAGGAAAAGCTATTCAAGATCGTCCAACTAAGAGCGACCTAGAAGCTTTCAACTTTCTGAAAGGGTCTTTTGAAAAGAAGGGGGACATCTATGTACCCGTTAACGAAGCTGACTTTAACATCTACAAGGATGTTAAGTCGGCTATTAAAGCCTCTGGCGTCGTAGCTCCCGACTTAACGGTCAATGATCGAGACTTCCCTAAAGCACCCAACTTCTACCAGTTCTGTATTTCTGACAAATTCCTCAATACCAAGCCTTACTTGATGCAGGCTCTAATAGGTATTCAGGTATTTGCAGAGTGGTGCCCGCGTTGCTCAGATGTTCAATGGGTTATTCACGACCATAAAGTAGACGACTCTCTAGCCAAGTTGGAGCGTAAAGTAGCTTTATTGGAGAATGGTGTTTGTCCTCACTGCAAAGCGACTAAGTCCAAGCTTGTAGCTAAAGGCTTATTGAAACCTTACCAGGAAGAAGCTATTTCCGCTGGTCAACGTAGTGGGAAATCCGCTTTAGTGGCTGACCAGGCGTCCTATCTAACCCATAGAGTGTTGATGCTTCAAAACCCTAACAAGGTTTATGACCTCAAAGCTTCGACTATGTTGCATGGTACTTTTGTAGCCCTGACTTTTCAGCAAGCAAAAGACAATTTATGGGATCCATTCTACGGTAACATAGCAGATAGCCCTTGGTTTTGCATAGCCGAGGACACTCTTATCGCTTTGGCTGACGGATCCACAAAGGTCATTCAGGGAATTCAAGTTGGGGACGAGGTAAAGACGATTGAAGGACAAGAGAAAGTTCTTGAGGTCTACGATAATGGCTTCAAAGAGTGCAAAGAGGCTACTCTGTCTAATGGCTCTTCCATAACAGGTACTGATGATCACCTTGTTCATTGCCTGGGGCCTGATGGTGAGTCTATCGTATGGAAACGAATCAAAGACCTCACTGAGGAGGACTACGTAGTTACCTTATAACAGGACGCAGGACAATAGTAATTTGTTGATGTCTGCACTTCTGAGGTGATTTATGGACATTGGTAAAATGAAACATCTAGCGATGGGGGGATGAAAAGCCGACCCTCCTTCAAAATACTGAAAGTTTTTTCGGAGAAAACTGGCTGGAAACCAAAAGTCTTCCTGGTCAAGTGTTTTGGATTGCGGAAACTCTGAACTCCGAAACCTGGCGTGGATCCGATCCAGTTATGGGTGTATGTGCACCAGGGCATCTAAAATCGCCGCCTCTACCAGGCAAAGCACCGAAGCCTTCATTAGACGAGCGAGGCTGAAGAGCCGACAAATTGAGTTGCTCGAACCTTTTAAGAGCATGAACACTCCTATAAGGGCAGAATGCTTGCGGTGCGGCCATAAGTGGGAACCTTACCCTAACAACCTTACCAAGGGTGTAGGATGTCCAGGTTGCGCTACGGAAAGGAGGAAGGAGAAGCATTTGAAGGAATACGGTGTAGAATGGACAACCCAACTACCTACGGTTAAGCAAAAGATACGCAAGACCATGAGAAAAAGTATGGAGTAAATCATGCTCTCCAGAATAAGGAACTGTTCGACAAGAGCCGAGCAAGTATGGAAGTCCTTAAGCCTTATAAGTTGGGGGGTCGCACGGTGATGGTGCAAGGCTTCGAGCCACAGGCTTTAGATTACCTGCAAAAGTATGGGAGGTTCAAGCCGTCTCAGATAGAATGTGGACGCGGTGCAGATATACCACGAATCAGCTATTCGTACAAAGGCTGCAACCGAGTTTATTATCCGGACATTTTCATACCCCACCTAAACCTCATAATAGAGGTGAAGAGCGCCTACACCTATAAGGCAGGTTTTGCCTCGAATGAAGCCAAGCGTCAAGCTTGTCGAAGGCAGGGTTTTACATTCAGGTATTTGGTAATGAAAGGTAATGGTGAAAGATGCTATGACTACTAAAACCATTATGGTAGATGGTAAACCAGTTACACTGTCTAAGGTAGCCTCCGTTAAGAGCGTGGGCGTCAAGCATGTGTACGACTTGGAAGTTGCTAATCACCACAACTACTATGCTAATGGCGTGAATGTCCACAACTGCGATTACCATGCTATGTTGACTGAACAAGCTGCCCGCACTGGAGAAGACCTCTTTAAATTCAAAGATACCTTTCTACTGTATAAGCATAGGCGCTTATTCATATACCCTGCAGGACCAGACAAACGAATTCTCCGTGGTCGAACCCGTGTATTCGGATCCATTGATGAATTAGGGTGGTTTGACAACGAGGCCAACTCTAAGAAGATCAAGACCTCCGCGGAAGAAGTCTATACGGCTATTGAGAACAGTTTGGCTACTGTTAGAGGTGAGGCTGAGGCCTTGTTAAAACGTGGGTTTAACGATGTGCCAACCGGATACTTTTTCAATATCAGTAGTCCATCTAGTGTTAGAGACAAGATCACTGAATTGGTTAAGCATGCCCAAGGAAGTGACGTTATCTTTGGCTTAAACAAAGCCACTTGGGAAATGAACCCTAAGCTCCCATTTAAGTCCAAGGTTATTCAGGGCTACTTTAAGAAGAACCCCGTAAATGCTATGCGTGACTTTGGTGCACAACCCCCACTCACATCCAATCCCTTTATTGGCTCTTCCGATGTAGTTTCCAATTGCATTGTAGGGAAACGCAACCCCATCAGCATTACCTATGCGACCAAGAAGGCTAAAGATAAGACAATTACCAGGTATGCTTATATAAATAAGTTGAAAAAGTCTGGTAAGCCTTGTGTGTTGGCTTTAGATGCAGGCCACGTTAATAATAGCTTTGCTTGTTGTGTGGCTAGGCTTCAAGATCCAGACGCTGAGGAAAAGAAGGTAGTTATCATAGACCTTTTGGTCGAAATACAGCCTCTACCTGGGATGCGACTTAACTATTCGAGGATTTATGAGGAGATTATACTGCCCATTATTGACGACCGTAATGTCCAGTTGTTGGGTGCAGACCGTTGGCAATCTATCAAGATCCTATCTGATGCCGAGGAAGATGCTGCTATACAAACCAAGACCTACAGCGTAAAGTACGCAGACCTCCAGCAATTTAAGTCGTACATGGAGGATGAGCAGGTCGTGCTTCCGCAATTAGAGTCTGATTCCGTTGAGGAAGTCCTTAAGTATGACCATAATAGTTACCCTAACTGCTTTAAGACCAGACCGGTTGACCACTTTGTCCTTCAATGCTTGACCGTCCAAGATACAGGCAGTCAAGTCTTAAAGGGGGACAACCTCACAGACGACTTATTCCGAGCCTCAGCTTTAGCAACTAGCTTACTGCTAGATCCTGAGAATGCGGCGCTGTGGAAAACACCAGAGAAAGAGAAACTGGTGCGAGTAGACATAACCAAGTGTGCGTATGTGAAGGGCTTATCCAATAGCGGTGGCTCAGCATCTATGCCTACAGCCTCCAACACCAGTATATCATCCCTGGGCTTTATCAAAGGGTTAAAGTAATTTAAGGCACAATTCAATTATTCAGGCTGTAAGGTGACAAGTATGAAAAAGATTTTCAACCCCTTGGACACGGTATCCCAAAGCACTTCTGCTGCTTCTCATGCTGTGGCAGCGCCTAATAAGCATAAGAATCCAAGGAAAGGCCAGCTTAAGAAAACCAAGGGTAATATTTTTAATCCCCTAGCTTTGGTCCCTACCTCGGTAAGCACCTCCGACCTCGGACCGTTGCTGTCTGAGTCAGCCTTCGTGAATGATAAAGTCGGGGTTTGTCCTAAGTGTAACACAGCTATGGGTTCGGCTATGATAGCGAATGGAGATTCAGTCTATTACTGTGACAAGTGCCGTGTCTCTCACCCGATGCCTGACTAACACAGGTAGGCTTATATGCTCAATATAAAGAAAAGCGGTAATCCGTCCATAGCACCCAGGCCTATTGACCAAGGGAAGGCAAAGAATGCTACCTTAGGGTGTGATCTGTCTGGCATAAAGAAAAAGAAGAAACCTGGCTCAAGCGGTGAAGACTACGTTAGTCATTCAACCATGTCTAGCTTACCAGGCATGGGTCCGAACGTCCAGGTTTCCAACAACCCCATCACCATCGACACTGATCCGATGCTGTTGGGTATTATATCGGAGACTGAGAAGTCAGGGATCATTTATAGACTGTTTCGAGATATGTACTATTTCGACTCAGTAGCTGGCTCAGCGGTAGACCTCATCTCGTTCTTGCCTTTCAGTGAGTTTACCTTAGGTGGGTTAGACAACAACAATAAGCTATCCACCAAGGTCAGCCAAGTCTATAATGAGAACCTTGAACGCCTCAATATGAGGACGTTCTTGCCAGAGCTTAGCGTGGATTACCTCGTGTTAGGTACCCATTTGAGTTCTTTGCTTTTCAACAAGGAAAAACGAGTATTCACGGATGTAATGCCGCATTCCATCGAGAAGGCCAAGATTGAGTTCTTGCCCTTTTATAGTATCGACCCTATCATCACCGTTGACTTCCCTGATGAAGTCAAGGCTATCTTAGCTAAGAAGGATAGTCCTAGGATAAAACGGATTGTTGATATGATAGGTAGGGAAACCGTCGATAAGATAATTAAGGGCCACATTGAGCTTGACCCACTCAGCACCTTATTTATTCCTCGTAAGACCTTTAGCTCCCCTGGTATGGGGACCTCCTATTTCAAGCGCATCCTCCCTTATTACTTGATTGAGAAAAACCTCTTTCGAGGGACCTTGGTTGAGTCTGCGCGTCGTCAACGGGGAATTCTGCACCTAACCCTAGGGGACGGTGAAAACTGGGATCCAACCTTGGCTGACATGGAGTTCATGACTGACCTGTTCGCCAATGCTGATAGCGACCCGCTCGGTGCGATTATTGCAACTAGAAACGGTGTAATTACTGAGGAAATACGTCAAGGGGGTGAGTTCTGGAAGGTCTCCGACTACCAGGACAGCGTATTAGCCCACAAGCTTAGAGCTTTGGGGATTAGTGAGTCTTTCTTATCTGGCGACTCTAATTGGAACACCACAGAACAAGGATTGACGGTATTCATCGACATGATACGGTCATACCGTGACATGATTACGCGCAAGGTCCTATATAACAAACTGTTCCCGATGATTTCATTGGTGAATGGGTTTGTTATGTCTAATAAGAAGCTCACGATTAGGGACGGGTTAGCTGACTTTGTTTCTCCTGAGGAGGCCCTATTCGCTCTAAACGACGGATCTAAGCTGTTTATCCCGACAGTTACTTGGTCTAAGAATCTTAAGCCGGAGGGGGACTCCTCTTACATGGACATGCTGAATTCCATGAGTGAAAAGGGTGTTCCGGTACCCCTGCGGATACTAGCAGCAGCCGGCGGCCTCAACTTGGATGAGCTTCTAAACCAGAAGGAAGAAGACTTAGTCTTACGTAAGAAGCTGGCAGAATATGCCAAGCAGATTGCAGCCTTGACACCCAAACCAGAAGGCGGCGAAGGGGAGGAAGTGTCTGAATCCTCAGTGGCAGCTGCCGCCGCGGCGGCTCTTGCATCCTCTGGCTACGATTCCAAGATGTTACCTTTGCTGTCCTCGGATCCGTCGGGTCGTCATGGCTCGGCTGTATTGGCTTCGAAAGGCAGAGTACCCCTATTGAATAGAGACTTCGGTGAGCTAGGTTATGCTTCGGACAAGACCAAGACTGGCAAACCCAAGCATATAATCAATCAACGGAAGGCTAACGAAGTCATAAACAAGCGAATCCTCAAAGCCATGAAAGCGGCTAAAAATAATGGGGCTTACGCTAGTTCGACTACGCCGAAGAAAGGTAAGACTGAAACAACCGTCATATAGGTCGACCCCATGAAGATTCGAGTATCGCTATCTGCTGCTATTACTGCTGCTACGGATGATGGTAAAGGTTTGGATGCTGACCAAAAAGCCACTTATGCCAAGTGGAAAACTCTGGTCAATATGACGGCCAAGCAATTGCGGGCTTTCATGGATTCCGAAGAAGGCAAAGCTGCTGGGCTTACTAAAGCTCAGGCTGATTCACAGGGAATCAAGAGTGGACGAGAGTCTGCCCGTTGGATATTGAAAATGAAGGCCTCCAAGCCCTCCAAGTGGACACCGGCCATGTGGGAATGGGCTAAGCGACAGATTTCCTTCATTTCCAGAATGAAAGGTGGTAAAGGACCGTTGTATGACGACAAAGGTAAAAGGACCCGTAAACACACCAGCCTTCTAATATGGGGGCATAATCCACTTAAAGCCAAGAAGGTGTAAGCATGGCAACTAAAGCAGATCAGAGAGATTGGTCCAAGTTCACCTGGTTCAAGTTCAAGGGTGCTAAAGGCATCAAGCTTTATGACGGGAAAGGTAACACCGCGACCGTCAAGCCTGGTGACTTGTATGGCGTCCAAGAGTATAATTCTAAGAATGACTTCGTGGTTGTAGTGAAAGACCCAGCGACGGTCTTTGTTACTCCTATACCTAAGTCTGACAAGCTGATGGACGCAAGCTCGGAGTATAAAGGTAAGAACCCGTTAACTGTTTCAGTCGATGACTTGAGTGTTGGGTCTGCCTACGTATGGTACAAGTATCTAGGTAAGAAGAAACGGTTGGTCTATAAGACCAAGGAGATTACCTTATCCCCCGGCGTAGTTTTTGGTGTCTATAGTCCTTCTAAGGACAAGCATAAGCTAGCTCTGAAGGACAGATCAGATTACGTCATAGTCGTGGATACTAAGACTTTAAATCCTTTACTGGTTTTCAGTAAGAAGCAACCTGTACTGAATAAGCAGCAAGACCAGAAGCCAAAACAGCCAAAGACTTCCAGTGTTACTGTGAAACAAGGTAAAACACTCGGGGAGTTGAAACCTGAGGCTCCGAAGCCCAGTCCGCAAGCCGATGTACCTGCTGTAGCCACTAAGGCTAAACAGACACGGAAACATCCTATCAAGGCTCAACCACAAGCTAAGCAGCCTGAGGTGGTTACGCCACCTTCTAAGCCGTCAGTCGTAGCTCCTTTGTCCAAAGAGGACAGGTATGACCTGATTAAGCAGACTGTGGATAAACTGAGGGATAGTGGCAAACTCAGACCCTCAAAGCTCACTATTAACCTAGGCGATGACGAGGACTATGAGTTGGATACGGATATTGGTCATGACCTAGATGACTACAGCGGTTTGGTGGACCACGACGATTGGACTTAAACGGTGACCCTATGGATATCCAGGACCAGTTAAATAGATTAGGTGAGGTACAACCTTACGTAGTCTGGTTTCCAGACCATCCTGATAAAGCTGGCTATAACAGGCCATGTTCTTCTAAAGAGGAAGCTTTAGATATCCAACTAGAGCTAGTGGAACTTTTGGCCATGGAAGGCCTAGTCTTCAAAGGTAAAGTAGGCCGATCTTGTGTTAGCGGAACCATTCTTCCGGTTGAAGCTCTATGTGACAACCTCGTCCTCAGACGAAAACGTACTACTCCACGTACCAAAGGTCAAGTAAGAGGTAGACTATGATTTTTCACAAACACCCAAGCCCAGTCCGGGCCAAACCTATACACCGGTAGCTTATCCACCAGGTATTGACACCATACAGTATGGAGTTTCAGATGGGAACGGTACTATTATAGCACTGGGCTTGTTAGGGTCAGCCTTTAAGGTCATTAGCTCTGTAGACTATGGGGCTACTTGGTCCATTAACTCTACACCAGACTTATCTTGGACTGACGTTTCTTCGATAGGGGTGCCGTCTTTTAGGTACATAGGTGATGGTTATTGGCTGTTAGTTTTTGACTTAGACGGTGTAAATACTCAAGCTTACCTAGGCTTAGGGCTGATAATTGGGCATCCATTACGTCTTCTATAAATGGAGGAGCTTTAATTGACGTTATTAAATTCACTGGACCTACCAACGAATCTAGCTGGTTGTGGGGTAACACTTGGTTAGCCATGACCTGTAGGTCTAGTGACCCAACTGTCCCCTTTATTTACCAAACGAATTATTTGAGTGCGTATAGTCCTTTGATTAGCCCTAACGACCTGGGCTTTCCGCCAGGCGGGGCTTATCAGTCATCGGGCTTAGACCTTTGTTGGTTTAATGACACACCCTTCGGGTTAAGGGTTGTTATAAACGATACAGTGGATATTGGCCCATTCCAGGTAGCAACAACTACAGACGGACTAAACTGGTCTTCTCATTTACCAGGGGTGAACGAGCCACTGGGGTTTGGGATTAGCCATCCAGTCTGGCAAACTTTTTTAGGTTGGTCCCAAGACCCAGGGCACGATACCCTTATCCCCTTGAGCATAACTGATGATGGTGTTACCTGGACTTTGGATACTCTTCCGAACAACATGTGGGTCAATTGGCTACCTTATCAACAAAGTATAGTCATAACTCAATCTGGATACTTAACCATCGGTGGAAATGGGCATATATTCAGTAGAGGCCACAGCTTGATAGACACTTGGTCGGAAGCTACAACACCTAGTGATGCCATAATAGGTCTAGTATCATTACATCCTTATTAGAGCTTTATAGAAACCCTTAATTCCTACCTACCATAAGAGTGTTATATGGAAATGGTAATATCGTTATTTGGCGATGGTCAAACAGCCACGGCCGCAGCAGCGGCCCGTATATTAAAACCAACAGCAGCTCAGTTAAGGCAAATAGCCAAAGATGCCGTTGGTTTTGCAGAGAGTCTTAAAGTTAACGACCTAATGGCAATTATTAGGTATTTAAATGCAGCTTACCATGACAAAGGTAAGAGCCCTGTATCAGACCAAGACTACGATGAGTTGAAGGACGTCCTCAGAGCTAGAAAACCTAATGCTTCTGTTCTAAAGGAAGTTGGTGCAGCTCCTAGCGTTCCGGAAGTCAAAGGCGGGCGTAAAAAAGTGCATTTGCCCCACCCTATGTACTCTTTAGACAAGATAAAGGGTGACAAACCGGAAGACGTAGAAGAATGGTTGGATGACCATCCTGGTCCGTATCTATTGTCCGACAAGCTAGATGGCTTGTCTTTGGAACTGGTATATACTAAGGGTAAGCTTACTGCTATCTATACCCGAGGTAACGGCACGGTTGGCCAAGACGTTTCCCACCTTATTGGTCACATCAAAGTCCCCATGACCTTGTCTGAAAAGAAGGACGTGGTCATTAGGGCAGAAGGTATTATAACGGAAGCCGATTTTAAGTCCTTCCTTAAGAGTGGTGAAGCTGACAAGGTCTATGAGAATGCTAGAAACTTGTCTGTCGGAGTAGTAAACCGGTTAAATTCCAAGTCCCCAGCCCTTAAGTACCTCCAGGTACTGGCGCATGAGGTAATTCACCCTAGGTCTAAACCCTCCGAAGCTTATGCGAAGCTCAAGGCCTGGGGATTCAAAACACCAGCAAATAAGGTTTACAAGACCTTAAGCCCAGCTATTTTGACCAAGCTGTTAGCCAGCCGTAAGCTCAAGTCCAAGTTCGGCATAGACGGGCTAGTGATTGAACAAGATAAAAAGACAGTAAGACCTCCTCCAGGGACACATCACCCAGATTACGCTGTTGCCTTCAAAGTCAATTCAGAAGACAACTTCGTAAAAGTGAAGGTTAAAGAGGTGGAGTGGCGTGAGTCCAAGCACAGTTACTTAAAACCCCGTATTATTATTCCACCAACTAGGCTGGCCGGGGTAACTGTTGAGTACGCCACTGGACACAATGCTTTCTTCATTGTCAATGGCTTTTCATATAAAGATCGTAACAAGGGTTTGCCAGTTCGACATATAGGGCCTGGGGCAGAGATCCTTGTTACTAGGTCCGGTGAAGTAATCCCCTATGTCGTTAGCGTGGAAAAAGGAGCAAAGAAACCGGCGCTCCCCAAAGGAGACTTTACTTGGACGGCCAATAAGGTGGACATCTACATGAAAGCTGGTACGTCCACTGCTAAAGCTAAACGAATCACCTTTTTCTTCAAGTCTCTAGGAGTTGAGAACTTGGCTGAGTCTACGGTCACTAAGCTGATATCCATTGGGCTGGACTCAGAAATCAAGATCATTAGGGCGTCTGCTTCGAACTTCCTGGCTGTACCTGGGTTCCAGACCAAGTCCGCGGCCAAGCTCCATCAAAGCATTCACTCTAAGCTAGACAATATTCCACTAGCTAAGTTGATGGGTGCTACTGGCCTATTTGGCAGAGGAATTGGTGAGAAAAAGCTCAAGCCTTTGGTTGAAGCGTACCCCAAGTTAATGGACCCATCCATAAAATTCTCTAAGCAAAAGCTGGTGAGCATGGCTTTGCAAATAGACGGATTCAGTGACACCTCGGCTGAGAAGTTTGCCCAGGGATTCCCCAAGTTCAAAGCTTGGTACAAGGAATCTAAGCTCAAAGCCGAGGTCAAAGCTAAGAAACCTAAGGTGACAGGGTCTGCTTTGAAAGGTCAAGCAGTGCTAATGACTGGCTTTAGGTCCGCAGAGCTGGAAGCCTTAGTCATCAAGAACGGGGGAACGATTGCTAGTTCCGCGAAGACAGCGACCATACTTTTGGCCAAGGATCCGAACGGATCTAGCTCAAAGTTAAAGGTTGCCCGAGATCGTGGCATCCCTGTCTTGACCGAGCAGTTATTTCGTCGTAGATACAAATTGTCCATTTAAAAGGTAACACAATGAAAATCCTTATATCTCAAAGCGGTGTTAAGACTAACTACACGCCTAAGTATACTTAGGCGTGTATTCAGGCTGTGGCTGAATGGCAGAACCACGGATCCTTTGATACGTCCGTATCAAAGAAGTTGCTAAAGGAGATTCAGCATATACCACCTAGTTTCCGTACCTATATTGACCTTGCGTATAGAGATGTCAAACTAACATGGTCAGCCCTTGATAAGTTGTATAAGGGGAAACCTATTAAAGGTAGGAAGGCTGAGTCATTTACCAAATCAAAGGCTGTTATAAAAGAATTTGTTTCCTATTCGGAAAGGTACCTAAATGTGTCTGGTAACGTATGGCGTATTATGGAGTCCAATGACCCACAATCTGTTATTCTAGCCAACACGCCTGTAGCTTCCCTTCCAGATAACCTTAAAGTTATCTCCTTAGACATTAGCGGTACCAAAATAATCAGATTACCGAAGAAGTTGACCGTAGCACATAGCCTGACCATGAGACGTACACTAATATCACTGAGTTACCGGAAGACCTAAAAGTCGGAGGTGAGATATACGGCGCCAAAACCCTTAGCGTCATACCAAAGCACCTTAGAGAGAAATTCCATGAGCAAGACTATGACTGGGACTAATAAAGGTCTGGAATGGTATTGAAACTTTATGCGAGACCTTAATAAAAGGTCTCGCCTTGTAGAGGTTAACATGAAGCTATTTATATCTCTATCAGTATACAGGAAGTATACTGTAGGTCAAAGAGTGCTAGTTAAGGCCGCCAAAGATGAGTGGTATTCTGGTACTGTTACTAGGATAACCAAAACCAAAGTTTACGCCGATCTCGACGACGGGTCAGATGTTGACTTTTCTATCAAAGAGACAGCCAGGTTTGTGAAGCCTTTAAAAGCTAAACTCAAAAAGTCTAAGGCTCCATATGGGGATGCTGAGGTCAAAGCTTTGGTAGCCGAAGATAAGGTTAAAGCTAAGACTGCTGAAAAGCAGGAGACTCAGCCTATTAAGGTCTCTAAACTCAAAAAGAAAGGTCAAAGGATTAGCGAAGATCGCTTGAAGGGCATTTCACGAGGTGATAAAGTGGTTGTAGACTTCGGGGACTTGATTGGACCAACCGTTGTCGGTATGACTGACCATAAGAATAATGAAATCGGAGTCTGGCGGGGCCGAGGTAACTTGGTTTGGGTCAAATACAGTCAAATAATAGACTTAGGGACCTGAGGTTTATATGAGAGTTTATATTTCTTTACCATATTCCAGACATGGTGGCCTAGGTCTCGACCAAACGTATTGGGTGGAAGTTGGGCCGGGTGACCCTATAGAGGTCCTAATAAACGGCGTAGGCCACCTTAACATAACCTTACCTGGCTATGATGATTTTCAAGTAGTTGAAATCTCGTTTACTAGGTATGACCGAACCACAGGTCGTATGGCCTCCAACATCCTTAATATGGGAAAGTCTATCGAAATATTCAGGACTATAGTCAAAATTATGGAGGATTACACGGACTTCCAGATGTCCCAAGGTCGAGCCATTCATGGTTTCCTGTTTGCAGCTCCTGAATCAGAACCTAAGAGAATTAAATTGTATTCTAACCCTAAGTTTTTAACTAGCCCGAGGCTGATATACGCTGCTGACTTTAAGGTAAGTAGACCAGTAAAGGGCTATCGTTATTTCCTAAGGGAAGTTGTCGAATAACCTAATCGAGGATACTTTATGAAAGTCCAAGTTTCTTTAAGTGGCATGTCTTTAAGTGCTAGTCCTGCGGATCTACTGGATAAAGGCTCTAAAGTTATAGTCCGCATTGCCAAAAACGAGTGGTAGGCTGGACAAGTGGTCAAAAAGGCCAGAACTGGTGCCTTAACTATAGAATTTAACGATGGGTCTGATGCAGTCGTTAAAGGTGCGGGCCTTAAATGGGTCAAGCCTATTTTGGTCAAGGGTAAGAAATCAGAGTACGACGACGTTGAAGCTAAGACTTTGTACACTAAAGCTTTAGATAAAGCTAAGGAAGACAAGGCAAAGGAGAAAGAAAAGGCCGTCAAAGACAAAGAAAAGGAGAAGGAGAAGGCAGAAAAGGAGAAAGCAAAGTCAGCAGCGGGTGAGAAATCTAAGGGCAAAAAGGCGGCGACCACTCCTCCAGAAGGGCCAGAAATCGACCTAGCTAAGTTCGGTCCGCCTACCAAAGAAGTAGCTAGGGTCGTCAAGCCTGGGTTCTTAGTGGTTCAAAAAGGTAAGACCTACTTGGTGACTAAAACCAAGATGCTGCCTAGCTTAGATAGGCAATTCACACTAGAGAATGAAAAGGAGACTATCCAGATTTCAGTCCCGCAATCCAAGAAGCTAAGTGTAAGGCCGCCAATTACGGTGGATTCAGATAATGAAACGCCGGCCAGTCCGGCTGCTCGACGCAGCAAAACTACCAAAGTCACCATACCACAAGAAGCACCTACAGAGGTTTACCCTCAACAAAAGATTCCAATGATGGTGCTACCAGGAGAGCTCCTCAATTTTAAAGGTTTTCAGTATGTAATTATCGGCTCTCATAAAGGGACTAAATATTGGAGGATTCACGTAATCGCTAGGACTACCAACAAAACTGGGTGGATTACAGTGCGTCGTGGTCTGGTGGAGGTAGTTGGTAAGCTGTCCGATGATGATTACAAGAAGTACCGTGGTGACTTTTACGAGAAAACCAATGAAATACAGGCGAAGAAAGCAGAGAGGGTTAAGCAAGGGGTTCAAACTTTAGTAGATAACCAGGTACAAGTAGGAGATGCAGTCTTGTACAAGTTTAAAGACGGACTAGCTGGCGTGATAGTTAAGGAAGTGGTGGCCTACTTACGTAACGTCGACCTTAGCCTTGTCTGGTAATTACCGTCCATTAACTTACGGAGCTCTATGCTATGAAGATCAAAATTAGCCTCAGTGACTACTACTCCAATCAGCGTAAATCCACCAAGGTTACGATTAAAGGGGCTTGCGCTGACAGATTCCTGGACTTTCTAACCATGTTAGAGCGTGAATCCCATTCCAGAAAAAGTATAAGCATTGATGCCACCGTAGGCGGAGGGCCTACCTTTAAGCTTTACATTGACGGAGGTGGGGTAGACAGAGTAATCCTCGGTGACACCTAGGCCACTCCAACAGTAAGACTTGTAACTACCAAAGGGCTGCAAATTGCAGCCCTTTAATTTTGTCGGATATTTCTAATTTCCAGGTACTATGGTTTAAGGAGCAGTAACACCATGTCCAGGACACTTCTTTCTCACATAAAAACAAGGGGATGCAAGGTTCTAAATGGCGAAGTCGACCTTTTGGATATGCTGGAGCAAGCGCGTAGGTCACAACTAGCTTATGAGGACGAGGAAGTTATCCGGACTCACTTAGGTGCTGCCAACCCAAGTGAAACTTGTGCTGGACTACCAGCTAAGGCTGTACAGATATTTTACACCTCGGATTCTGTACGACTAATTTTGGAAACAGACCATGAGACTAAGGAGCAGTTCTTAATAGGTAGAGGGACTGCCAATTCTAACAATATGGGGACCAATATTAAGTACGTTAAGAAACGGTCAAGGCGACTTGGTATTGACGTTCATGCCGGGTTTTTAACCTCCGCTAAAGAAGCTATGGACCTAATCAGACCTAATCTCCTTGATGGTTACGGGCTTACTGTGACTGGACATAGTCTCGGGGCAGCGGTTAGTAGCTTGGTGGCTATGTACTTGTATATGGAAGGCTATCCACTAGATGTGTCTTACACTTTTGGTCAGCCTAAGTTAACGGACAGGGATGGCGCTAAAGCATTTAGGTGCTTACCCTTGATCCGTGTGGTAAATGAGAGGGATCCAGTTCCTCAACTACCACCTGTGAGTTTTCTATCACTAATTCGTGGTATGTATTGCCAAATGTGTTCCGAGTTTATGTTTATGGCTGACGCCAACCAATACGCCTGGTTTCCCTGCGCTTACGCAGAAAAACTACACCTGTCATCCATCATGCTAAACGTAAGTAATTTGGACTTGAAAGATCACAGTATAGACCTGTATATCCGAAATATTCAAGATGCGTTAGGCGACGGAGGTTGGTAATGAAGATTCAAGTATCCCTGTCCAAAGGTAACGGGCATAAATCGAAAAGTAAGGCCAAGAAGGGCCCTAGGAGCACGTTTCTATCAGCCTTAATGCGTCAGTTATCTGGTGACATAGGGCAGACCATAGCGGAAGCTTTTGTTAATGGGAATGTTGATAAATTCAAGAAGGCTATGACCCGGCTGGCAGCCAACTTAGCTGAGAATATGGAAAATCACAAAGCCGAGTCTACTTCTGCTACTAGCCCGACCTTTATTGCGAAGGCTGGGAAGTCCAGTGTTTCCCTAGACGTTACTATCACAGGTAGCCCGGATTGCGTGTCTAGGGTGACCAACTTGTTGCAAATGATCCAGTATAATGGTGCTGTTGGTCACTCCGGTGTTTTCGGCATCTCCTGGGACGGGGACGGTAATGACCGCATCGAGTTGAAAGGTCTTCCCAAGATGAGCAAGGACTTAGTCAAAGGCATTGAGGCCTGTTCGAGTTATGGGGCGGCCATTGAGGTATGTGGTGATAGTAACCGGTTCTACGTGTGGAACGGGGACTTCAAGTCGAAGTTAGTCTACCCATCCATCCCGGCTGTTGCTGATTGAGGGTCACCAAATGTCGCTTCAAAAAGCTTTGGCTACCACGTGTAAGAAGTTTTCATCCCTCCCGACATCCAAGGTCGAAGCCCTATTCTTCTTTATTGATCGTCTGAAACTCCAAGGCCATACTGTAGGGCGAGCCTTTTCCAACTACTGTGACCACTTGCCTTTACTTGGCATAGCCTGCACAGACCTGACGGATCAGTTCTTTGCTTATCGGTGGGCGGATAAACGGGTGTGGATTCCCGTACCCGTTGATCTTAAAGACGATCTAGGTACGATGCCTTTATTCACCCCATTCAAGATTGATGAGGGGGACATATACAAGTGTCGGGCGCCCTTACCCCCTTATGTTCACCCAGGTACTACTAGGTTTAGTGATGAAGGGCATGACACCCAGCTTATCCCTATGCCTAGGGATCCGTCCACCTTCTTCATAATTGATGAATTCATACCGGAACATTTCTACATGGAGTTGCCTAATGACGAAGTGCTGGATGCCCTACGGTCTGGCCTTCCCAACGCACCCTATGATGAACCATATAGATTAGCACTGAGCCCAGAGGGAGCAAAAGGGTCTTTGGTGAAGCTAAGGCTGGAACGTAGAGAGCCGATTAAGTATGTTCACGCGGCTCTGTCTGACTACACCATGCTTTCGGTAGACACGAATAAGATGGACCTAGATCCGGACCATTTCAAAATCCATATCTCTCACCATCACAAAGCAACCAACTACGCGGTGTACTTATACACCGGAGACATTCCAGCCCAAGCTTTAGAGGTCGTTACCTATGAAACTCATATCAATAAGCGTTAATTCGTCCAGTTCCGATGCGTTCATTGCTACTTTGTTGGCAATCTTGCTGGACATGAACTCCAATGATGTCCAGCCAGTTATCATGGACTTCAAACGTTGGGCAGAAGACTCGAAGGAGTTCTTAACAGAATTTGGTATGCGTAAGCAGTATACCAAGTACCTCAATATATTCTTATTAAGGAAAGGATTTACGGAAGAGCATGCCCAGGAGTTGGCAGCCTTATTGAAGGACAAAGTCAAGGAATTCGACGGTGACAAATCTATTTCCTTTGCTCAGCTCAAGCTCATCAAGAACATCATTACCAACCTGCGGACTGCTTCCGACAGGTCTTGGCAGAACATTCACAAGGAAGTAGCAGCGCTTAAGATGCCTCGCTTGATCTCGCTGTTTACGGATGAAGAACCAGAGTCCGTGGCTATTGACGGTGTTGATGCTAAGAAAGCGGCTAAAGCTCTTGGGCCTTTGGTTAAGAAGTTTACTGGACGGGCCAACAGTTGCTTCTTGACCATGAAGGAAAGCCAAAGGCTTCGTGAGGAAGATCCGGATACGTATAGCCAGTATGCTAAGTTGGTAAAGGTTCTGAACACGGCCACCAAGAAGGAAGTGCAACGTTACGTTCGTGCTTCCGGTAAAGACCTAGTGTCCATTGAGGACTTACGATCTCATTTCCAGAAGATTGGGTTGACCAACAATCTCCCAGTAGGATTCATCGGTGGCCAGATGGATGAAAAAGGGCAGGGTTGGACTAAAGAAGGGAAGCTGCTAGATAGAGCACCTATCGGTGCTGTGAAGATGAACCCCAAGTACGACCCTGCTACGGACAATACCTACGTAATGCTCGGACTGGATTTCCGTCACTACTATCGGACCGTTGACTTCCTGGGCTCTAATCAGACCAAACGGTTTGGCATGGTACATGACTTCATCAATAATGAAGACGGTTACCGTAAGCTCTGGCTGACGGACTTGGACAAAGACGACAAAAACGGTGTGTTGGCCGCTATCGTTGAGCTTCTGTATTCTACGTCGCTTCGCATTGGTGGTGAAGGCAATGCGACAGCCGGTGAGACCACCTACGGTGTTACGACCATGTTGGTAGGCCATATCAAGCTGACACCATCTGCAATCGAAATCTCTTATCTGGGTAAGAAGAAAGGCCTAAATACGGCTGTTTATAAGACCAATACACCAGTGGCTAAGAAAGTTCGCCGCATCCTATCAACCTTGTTGAAAGGTAAGAACAAAGACGACATGGTATTTACGTACAAAGGCAAGCCAGTTAAGGCTGCTGCTGTCCGTGCTTACTTGTTAGAGAAGAACATCCCCCTGTCTCCCCACAAGTTCCGCAACATTGCTGCTACGCGCATGGCGATGGACTTGTTGAAGAAAGCGCCCTTTAAGAAATCGGAAAAGCCGAAGCAGAGCGCCGTGGAGTCTTGGGTGAAGAAGGAGTTTGAGAAGATTGGTGAGCTTCTGAGTCATAGAACAGGGGATAAAGTCACCTCGTCTACCGCTCTCAAGAGCTATATAGACCCTGGCGTGCTAATCAAGTACTTTGATGACCTGGGCTTGCGGAAGCCTAACTTCTTGAAAAGCCCAGGTGCTAAATAAAACTGAGTTTGATGTGAGAGAACGGGACTTGGGGCGCTGTAAAAAGCGCCCCTTTTTGCCTTTGGGTTGGCCCGCCCGCTGTCCTTACTGGTTGGTTAGGTCAAAGAGGTAAGAAAGGTCCTGCTTTTGCTGGTCAGTCAGAGACACGTTGCACTCGGTAAGTAAGCCCAACAAGCTTGGGCAAGTTGCAATGGTCACGTCAGCCCCATACACTTTATCTACCGTTTCCGTGACCATGGCCAACACTTCTGGGTTGTTGGGCTCCGAGTCCTCAGCTCTCTCAGCCGTATGTGGCTCTTGCAGCACCACTGGGACACCAGCGGCAGCTAGGCGCGCATAGAGCTCCTTAGATACTTGGTCAATGTTCAATACTATGACCTTCTTAAGGGGCCGCGTATCTTCTGCAGGATCAGCAGCCGCGTCATCGTCTTCACTTACTAGAGTTCCCTCATCAGGAGGAACCTGACCGTGCTGTTCAGCTATTTCCGTTACATTGGATCTCACCAAGTCCCGTGCTGTGGTCAATACCTTGGATATGGAGTCTATAGTTGGCTCCAAGATAGCTGCGTGTTCAGCAGGCAACTTGACCTTAGCCAGTCCGAGGATGAGACTTTGTGTTCTGTACAGCCGGTTCAACGATACTTGGGCTGGACTAAACATAGGTGCAGGGCCAATGAACAGCGGTTTTAGGACCGTCCAGTCCAAAGCAGATACCCGGACTCTCTGAGGGACTTCATTTACGTGTGTAGGTATGAACGTTACTCTGACCTCCTGGCTAAGACCAGTAGTCAATACATTCACCACGTGGTCATGATGTTGGGGTTCTACTTTGATCTCCCCACCAACTACTTTACCATATTGTTTGACTAAGCTTCTTCTTTTCGATTCAAAAGCATCCAACGGGCCGTTTATCTGTAGGATAAACTTAGCAAACCGGGATTCCAATGCCTGAGGTAGGAGGCCGTTTTGACCCATCATCTGCTGTAGCAAGACCTTCATAATCGAAAGTTCGGCCAGGGACAGAGAGAGATGGTCTGGATACGAGTGGTCTTCTTCATTTGGAGTCCTTACAACTATATGAGTTAGGGAATATAAATCGCTTGAAACTGCGGGCTTATACACCTGTTTAACAGTTTAGGCTTGCCTGATGTTTTCTAATTTTGGTCTAGTGTATGACCAATCACATAGGAGATAGCCAACATGCGCCGTAATTCTCTCCCCAGTCTCACCTCTCTTTCATCCACCTCAGAGTCTGACGGTGATGTGGACCTCGACCTTGATCTTGGGTACTCTAGTCAAAGCTTTGGCTCCAGTCTAGCGCCTATCGAACTTTACAAGAAGGACCCAGGTGAAGTATCTGCCTCTTTAGGTGGGGCCCGAGACCTAGAAGCCAACTTGTGGTTACCCTTTGCTTCTAAGCACTACAGGTTGAGCCCTAACCTCCAGGATTATGTACTGGTGCCCGTTCCGTCAATGTTTTCGGAAATACCGAATACTAATGGTGACAGCGTTACTATGGGAGAGTTCTTGGAGTTTAAACCAACGTTGGGCATGCAAGCATTCAAGACCTTCCGGGGCAAGCCAACGTATGTGGAGCATGATAACCAAGACATAACGAAAGCACGTGGTGTTATCTTGGATGTATTTTTACGACCGTTACGACGGTTTGGTGGGGGCAAATACTACAAATTGGTGTTGTTGTTAGGCTATGACCGATCTAAAGACCCGCTGTTGGTCAATAGCATCCTGACGGGTGAAAAGAATGCCTATTCAGTCGGCTTCTATTTCAAGGCCTACAAATGCTCTATTTGCGGCCTACACGTTGGTAAGGGAGGCGTAGACTACTTCTGTGACCACACTAAGCCAAGACGTCCTACTTACAGAGACGGTTCGGGGCGTTTGGTCTATCGCCAGTGTATTGATATTACCGGGTTTGAGTGCAGCCAAGTCCATAACCCGGCCTTTAGCATCGCAGTTGGACCGCATGTCATTAACACTTTTGACTTTATGTCTGGAAGGACTACCTAATATGATGAACAGCTACACTGGCCTCGATGGCTTATACGCTTGTGTAAAACCTGTCATAACCTCCAACTACGGATTTAGGTTGTTAAAGCAGGCTTTACGTAGGGACGGTTCTCCTGGTAACCCTGGCGGGATGGATGAACTTGAGACAGACCCTCATGTCACTGTAATGTACTCCCAAACCCCTGTTAAGGTCGGGCTAATCCATCGTATCTTGGTGCAAGAGAAGTCTAAAGTTTACAAGGGCGAAGTCGAAGGTCTTGATTATTGGGGTGGTCATGATAAACGGGGTTACCTTGTCGTTAAAGTCCGTAGTCCGGAGTTACAAGCCTTACACGAGAAATTTAAAGCTGCTGGTGCTATCCCGTCGTATTCTAAGTATAACCCCCATATGACTGTAGTAAAGGGCTTTCAGCACCCTAAGGGGTTTAAGACTTGGGTAACGGAGTTTGGTGATTCTTTAGCACAACAAGACTTGGTAGTAACCTTAGGATCTCTGTCCATAGACAATCTTAACTAAAGGTATGCTACGAATTTTGCAGACTCTAATTTATGCTAGATTTCTAAGAAATCTGCGAGTTTATGACTCGCGTAAGCGACCTCCAATTGTTTAGGAGCCCAATATATGCCGAAGCAAAAGACTGTCCAGTTCCAAGGACTAGTTGCCGTGGGCAGAACTAAGGATGAAGCGATCAAGGCCTTTAGAGCATTGGCTGCCGGTAACTCCACGGTAGCCTATATGGACAAAGACCAAGAATTCGCTTTTGTCACCAATTCTTCCAGCAACTTGACGGAGTTGTTCAACCCCAAGACCGGTAACATGGATTTGGCGGCTGCACCCTCCATCCTGCAAAGCCTTAGTTTCGCGTCCACCTCTGGTGACGTGGAAGTCAACTACCATCAGTGTACGGACGGCTGCAAATCGCATCTGGTATTCGAATCCGCTGATCTGGTGAAGCATTGCGTGGTCTGTTCGACCCCTATTCTGACCGATGACGATGACGATGAGGGTGACGAACCCACGTCGGGCAGCGATGACGAGGAAGAGGATGAAATGGATGACCATGACGAGCCGGATGGTGACGAGGACGACCTCGACGAGGAAGAAGAGGAAGAAGAGGAAGAAGAGGACGATGAGTCCACGTCGGGCAGCGATGACGACGAGGAAGAAGAGGACGAGGAAGAAGAGGACGAGGAGGATGACCTCGATGAGGAAGAACCCGATGACGATGAGGACGATGAGTCCACGTCGGGCAGCGATGACGACGAAGATGAGCCGCTGATCGTAGTAGCTGCTACCTTGGAAGAGGCCCGCAGCCTGTTCACTGAACAGCGTTTCCAAGCTCTGTCTTCTGGTGATGAACTTCCGGTTGAGTACCTCGTATGCTCTTCGGCTGAATGCGGCGCCCACATCTTGTCCGAAGAAGACATTACTGAGTGCCCTACTTGTCATTCGGCGCTGCAAGAGCCGGACCTCAATCAGGCATCTGAGTCGGGTGATGATGAAGAGGATGAAGAGGACAATGACGGTACTGGGTCTATGGATGTCCTGGGCGATGAGGAAGACGAGGATGACGACCTGGAGCTGGACGATGATGAGGACGATATGCCCGAGTCGTCTGGTGACAACTCCATCTCCGTATACCTGCACGAGGCCAACCCGGATTTCAGTAAGGTAACGGCCGCAGACCTCGATCTATCCTTCAGCAGCAGCATCCAGAATAAGCCGACTTGGACGGCTTACCTTAAGGGTTGCCCAGTCGCTTTGTGCACCAAGGATGATGCTGGTAAAAATGCGGACATCTTCGAGACCTCCGACTTTGGTCGGGGCGCGATGGCCGCCGCTAAGCACGGTCCTGTAATGGAAGTTCTCGAAGGCCTAGGCTTTAAGCCTATCACCTGTCATGTGGACTTACCCTCCCATGTCAATAAGACCGTTGCTCGTCAAGTTGCGACCGCCAAGTCTCAGATGGAACATCAACATGAGGAGTTCCAGGAACGCTTGATGGCTTCGCTGGCCACGGCGTCCATCGGCCTAACCCGAGGGTTCTTCGTCGATCAGGAAAACCCGTTGAAGGCAGTCTTATGCACTGCCCTCAAGGACGCAGGTATGCGTCAACCGGAGGTATTCCTGGACCAAGCGTTCGCTTCGGCTGCTGACCCGTATCACAAGGTACTCTTTAGTAAGGCCTTGGAAATCATGAAAGAACCGGACCATGTGCAGGAAAGCTTGGCTAAGGCTGTTCTCGGTATGCGGTACCAGCCAACCAAGAATGGCGAAGTGACCACCGACGTTTCGATGTCGTCGTCAGTTAGTGACCGTCTGAGTAGCTTGGGTACGAATACGGTCGTCACTACTACATCCCCTGGGGATGCATCGGGCAAGGGTCAGCAGCATAAGCAGACCGGCTTTAAGTCCGAAAGCGCCAACGGGTCTACCGACTTCCAAGCTCGGGTAGCTGGGATCGCCAAGCACTTGGGCCGTAACGCTCACTAACGCGCTGTTGGTGTTATAAAGTTTCAAGTGTTCGCCCTTTAATCTAAATCAGCAAACTGAGGAAACTCCTATGTTGCAATTGCTCGAAACCCGTCTGGACCGTACTCTGACGGAAGCGGTTCTTCCCAGCATCACCATCGACGAAGAAGGCTTCCCCCTCTCTTACGAGAAGGACACCGATGGCCTGACCAAAGTTCGTCTGTGTGACTCTGCGGATGCTGTCAGCATTTTCGCTGGCTTTAGCTACAGCCGCAACTCGGCCCCGGCTACCTATCCGGCGTACCTGACTACCACTATCCCGACTGGCCTGTACATCGACCTGGATCGCACTCCTATCTCCGGTCAGATTCTGGTCAAGGTAGACGGTGTGGCTGTCGATGTTGTCACTGGCTCTCCAGCTGATGCCACCGAGGTCAAGCTGGCAGGTCGTCGCCTGACTTTCTATTCTGGTGAAGCTGGTAAGGCGGTAACCGTTCAACTCCGGTACAATCCGACCGTGGAAGAAGCGCGTCTCATCGTTGGCCAAGCCCCGATTGGCGGCCTGGCTAGCTCTAACATGGGTCAAATCGGAGTCATCAAGCGCGGCTTGATTGGCACCAATGCTTTCGACGCGTCCGCGGATTGGTCTTCTGCGCTCTACGTTAAACCCGGTAATGGTGTGTTGACTGTTGCGACGGCCAACGAACGTATTCCCGGTCTTCTGGTCAAGAACAGCCCCAATGCGGCCAGTCCGTTCCTAATCCTGAGCGTTAATCTGCCGTAATATCACATAGCGTCTACGGTTCGTCTCTAAGTTGCGGCGGCGGCAGAAGCGTGTAACAGCGTAAAGCAGCGCAGCAGAACAAATTTCTATTGGAGAATCTTATGAAACCCGATTTTTCTGGAGCCCACCTCGTACTCAGAAACGGTGATCCGCTGGAAAACTTGCGTCTTGGCAAGAGCACCATGCCGGCACTGTCTACCTCGACTGGTGAATTCAATGCAGGGTCCAAGAAGGAACTAGTGCAGATCCTTGGTCAGCTCATGGAAGCCGTTTCGTCCGGTCAGGTCACTACTCCGGAACGCAGCGCCCTGTCCTCCTCCGAGGAATACAGCCGGATCCAGGCTGAAAAGGCTGAGCTGGTAGCCCTGGCCCTGGCCGACGAATCCGGTGACAGCTGGCGGTCCTTGGGTGCCACCATCGCAACTCAGATTCAGGAACAACGCAATCGTGCCGGTTTCCTGCGTCGTGTCTCTGTTGGCTCCAATCTCAAGACCGGTGACATCGCTCGTATTACCGTCCCGATGTGGCCGGTTGGTGCGGTCGTTACGACTTCGCTGTCGGACATCCAGTATCAGATCGTCCGCAACAAGGTCTACTATCCGTCTGAGTACGAGATCACGTCCAACATTCGCGTTGAGCGAATGGAAATCGAAACCATCAGCGGCGAAATCCTGGACGACGCTTACAACCAGGGTTTGGACGCGATGATGGTCAAAGAAGACCGTATCTGGAAGACCTCCGCAGACCTAACTGTGGGCCTCCAGAATCCCCTGCAGTACATTTCCGGTGAACTGACGCCCAAGATGCTGGCCACCATTCAACAAGGTGTGACCGACTGGCATCTGCCGGCTACCACTGCGATCATCGCCAACGACTTCTGGAAGGACATCATCGGTAACGCCGACTTCACGTCCTTCTTGGATCCGGTCACCAAGTACGACTTGGCCCTCAATGGCTACTTGGGTACGCTGATAGGCATGACCCTGATCACGGACGCTTACCGTCAGCAGAACCAGAAGGTCCTGAACCGCGGTGAAATCTACGTGATCGCTTCGCCGGAAAACCACGCTGCATACACCGATCGTGGTGGTCTGACCAGTACCCCGACTAGCGGTGCTGACCAAGGCAACACCTCGCGCGGCTGGCTGCTAAGCGAAATCTTCTCCTTCACCCTGGCCAACGCACGTTCGGTCAGCAAAGGCCAGCGCGTCTAAGGCTGTTAGGGCACAATACTAAAAGGTCTTGTGCCCTAGCTTCATAAAAAGGGGATCCATATGAATGTTTCACGCGACCTCCTTTTGCTGGCAGCCTTAGCCATGAAGGAACGAAAGCATGAGCAAGCAGGCGCTTTGTTCTATCATGCAATGGCAGCGAACGATTCGGACCAGCTCCTGCAACACCTGCAAAGCTTAGCTTCGGAAGATGATCCCGATGGTTCTGTAGACACTGGAGATTCGTCTACATCGACTGATGGCTCTGGCTCCGGCGTTAAAAGGCGAAAGCAAAAGAAGGTGATCCTGTCCTCGATCATTGACTCGATTTCGGCAGCTATAGCTGCCGAAGACGAAGACAGCGAAGACGAAGACGACGAGGAGGACGAGGACTCTGAGGCTGATGATTCAGCAGCGGCGGAGGAAGAGGAAGACGAGGAAGATTCCGATGACTCTGACTCTGACTCTGAGGATGATGAATCTAGTGAGTCTGATGACGACTCTGAGACTGAGGCCGACGAGGGTAAGAAGCCAGCGACTACCACCCATAAGGAAGTTAAAAAGCCCAAGGAAGAGATTTCGTTGATACCGCGAGTTATCGCAAGCGTTTCCTCTGTAGCTGTTCTGAAAGGATCGACTCCGCTGCTGAGACGCAAAGGTAAGTCTGTTGTTGGTCTGACCTAACAATTCGGCTGAGGGAACCCTGACCAGTGCAGATTGGTCAGGGTTTTTCCATATCTAGTCGCCTAGACTAGCCAAACATAGTCCATAGTGGAGAATTTATGATAAAAGACGACCCTAACTTGGTAGCGGCTTTAAAAGCCAGCTCTAGTATCCTCCTTTTCTCTTTATATGGGGTTAGGTCTTCACTAGAGCGATCCTTGGGCTTAGATAATATCACCATAAATACAGACGAGACCGTCAACAAGGTAATACGGAGAAAAAGATCAGAAGGCGAGGCAATACGATATCCCTACGCCTACTTTTCCTTATCTGAAATAACCGCCGTTAAAGACACACAAGGTAATTCCAAGACTACAGCTAGGGTGGGTTTAAGGACCGGCACGGTAGGGACTACTAGGCATACGGTCAAGAAAGGGTACTTGTTCCCTATAACTTGTACTTTAGCCCTAAGTATCTTAGATGGTGACCCTAATGAATGTGTTTACCTATCCGAAGCTTTAGCTTTGTTAAACCACCTAGGTGGCCTTAATTTCACGTTGAAGGTAATGGGTATTGACCTAAATATACGGCTAGAGTTTCCTGATACCATTAGCTTTCCCCAAGCGAACACGAACGCTTCGGATGAGCCAGGTGAAATAAAGCTCTCCACTAATTTAATACTGCACACTTGGTCAGGTGTGTTTAAGGATGTGTTTGCGGTCACAGACAGCAAACCTATAGCGACCTTTTCAGTCGAAGGTGATATTTTCAGTGAGGTTTTACCATGAGCGGTGATTTAACCACCTCTAGGACAGCTATATTGGAATTCGCACTCCACATGGCTGATTCGATAACACGGAAGCCCGTTATGACTGCATCTATTGGCCGGGAGATCAGCCCATTGGCCACAAGTGGTGCCCTCAAAGGCTGCGTTAGTTCCACCAGGTCTATAACCGTGGGTGCTGTAGATACCTTCATTTGTATCTACTCAGCCAGTCCGCTCTTACTGGACTTGTCTTATACAGCTACAAGTGGGCCAGCCGATGTGTTGACGGATGTTCCCTGCAAAGGCGTGTTCGTCCTTTTCGGGTCCTTAGACTCTGTGGTGATAAAGTCCGACAGTAGTAGCCCAGTAGCTGTCTCGTACGCCTATGGGTAAACGGACTACGTTAGGCGGTGATAATTTAATCAGGTAAACAAAAAAGAGGAAACTTTATGTCCGTAAGCAGTGCTAACTCATCTGCGGGTGTTTACGTCCAAGAAGTCGATCTGTCAGCCAGGATTGATGCTGTAAGCTCTTCCGTAGCGGCTGTGCTTGGCTTTTCCAGACGAGGGCCCGTTAATCAACGTACCTTGATCACAGGCGTGCCTGAATTCCGGGCTATGTTTGGTGACCCTAACCCGGTAGATGGATACCTACACTATGCGGCTTTAGCCTTCTTATCCGAAGGTAATGCCTTGTACGTCACTCGGGTAGCACCCGAGGCACTATATGGTGGGGCTGTAGTGTCCAAGCCTGGTGGGGCCAACTTAATGTCAGGATTTGGTTCAGGCATGGCAGACCCGACGGTAGGCTCATTCGGCAGTAATGACTTATTCTGGGTTTATGCTATTGATCCCGGTGATTGGAACTCCGGGATCAATGTAACCATAATCCCTGAAACGGTGTTGATGGATAACACCTTCTTCGTAGAAGTTCGCTTGAATGGGTCTTCGGAGCCTGTAGAAAGGTTTCAAGTCCACATGAACTTCATAAGGGACGGTTTCGGGGTTCAGTTGAATATCCAGGATCACATCAACACCAGGTCCAAGTATATTCGGGTTCGGCAAAACTATGCGAACTCCGTGTATGCTGCCCACCCAGATCTTAGGTTTATCAACACCATCCGGACTGTAAACCTTACTGGTGGCTCTGACGGTAATCCCCCGAGTACCTCGGACTACATTGACGCATGGTCCCTGTACGAAGACAAGGAAGAAGTGATCGTAAACCTGCTGATTAACGGCGGACTTACCAACACGGATATTCAGGCCAAGATGGTCCAAATTTGCAAGGATCGCATGGACTGCATGGCCATCTTGGACGTACCGTCCGATCAACAGGCTTTAGCGGATGCCATTGATTGGCGCCGGAATAGCCTTAACATCGACTCCTCGTATGCGGCTCTCTACAGCCCGGACATCCTCATCCTGGATTCGATCAATGATCGCAGGCTGTTCATCCCGCCGTCTGGCCCAGTGGCTGCGGTCTATGCTAAGACCGATAGAGACGCTGCTACTTGGTACGCTCCGGCTGGTATGACTAGAGGTGACATCAAGGCTTTGGGATTACGGCATTCCTATGACTTGTCAGCCCGGGAGATCCTTGTGCCGTCTCAGATTAACCCCATTAAGATTTTTGCCGGTCAAGGCATTAAAGTCTGGGGCTCTGATACGTTGCAGATCCGCGCATCGGCTCTGAGTAACGTATCGGTACGCCGGTTGATGATGTTCATTGAATCGGCGGTGTCCGTAGCGGTCTTGTACTCGGTATTTGACCCCAATGACCCCCTGTTGAGAGCGCAGTTGACGGAGATCACCGAGCGGTTCCTCAAGCCCTTGAAGAATGACGGTCGGGCCCTTTATGACTTCCGTGTAGAATGCTCTGATAAGAACAACCCTCCATCGGTGGTTTCCCAAGGCATCCTTAACCTGGACGTGTACTTGGATCCGGTGTTACCGGCTAAGCAGATTATCCTCAACGGTACTATTACCCAAACTGGCGGTCTAAAGTTCTCTCAGGCCTAATAAGATTAGGTCGACTAGGCTTTGACCAATAACTCGTTTTGCTTCAATTAGGTGACAATCATGCCGAAACCTACGTTAGGCCAAGTGGCCGCATCTATCGTCGATCCGATGTTGTCGGATAATTTCCAGTTCAACATCCCCAACGCTCCGACTGGTGACAGCACCGTCCCACTGCTTCTCCAGTGCACCGCAGTTAACAAACCAGGCTTCACCATCAACAACATTGAAGTCGTGATCTTCGGCCATACCCTGGAGTACGCAGGCCAGAAGACCTTCGGTCACGATTTGACCACTGAGTTGGTCGAGAATCGCATGGCTCAGATCACCAATATTTTGGAAAAATGGGGTGAACTGTGCCGTAGCACCACGGGGCAGCACGGTTCATACAAGAACACTGGCTCCGATAACGGCTACGCTCGGGACGGCTACCTCACCATCTTTGACCAAGCCGGTGCTATCGTCAAGGAGTACGTGGTTCACAACTGTTGGCCATCCAGTGTACCGGACTTGTCCTTCAGTGGTTCGTCCGTGTCCAATATTACGCTAAGCGTGGGTTGGAAGTACGACTACTACACGGAACGGTCTGTTTAACCAGACCTTGTCCTTGCTTAAACTGTAACCGCAACCAAAGATCAACAGGGGCTGGTTTATGGCTTCAAGTCAACTCACAGACATAGCTAAGATTAAGAATAGACCAGACCCCCTGTTGGCTTTTAAGTGGGTGGTAGTCGCTCCGTATCTTCCATTTGGGTTACCGTCAACCTATGTTGAATCGTTGGACCTGCCGTTCAACAACCTCTCCATAGGAGATGGGTGGTATAGGGCTGCTACTTTTACCTACTTCCCATCGACAATCAATATCTCATCCTTTAACATCGTCCTCTATGAAGACGATAGGGCAACCGCTTTAGGGTGGGTAGAGACCTGGAAATCTAAAGTCCGTAATCCAAATACAGGAAAGTACGGCCTCCCAAGCAAATATAAGAAAGACCTTAAAGTTACCCTATTGGACACCAATAATGAGCTAGTCCTGACCACAACTCTGCAGGGGATTTGGCCCGCAGAAACGAGTAGCTGGCCATTAGGGCAATCCAATGAGAGGTTGACCTTGACTCAAACATTTAGCGTAGATGGGTCTATTGCAGAATGGCATAAGACCGTTAGGCTAGTAAATATCCCGTAGTTTCTCACCACTAAGTAAAAGGAGAAATCCAATGTTGTTAACACCCAACCAACGCCAAGAAGTGCTGGCTGACCCGAGATTCTCTGACATCGGAGCACTTCCTTCTCAGTTCTTTCCCTACCAGCCTCCCTTCTTGAATCAGGGGTCTTTTTCACGGCTCTACGTGCGTCCCTTTGCTATCACGGAGCTCAAGCTTTTATCAAAAGCGGTGGCCTTAGAGGACAGTACTCACCTTATTCGTGCTGTGGACTTGGTTACGACTGAAAACATCTATGATCTCACCATCGGTGATTTCTACTATGTGATGGCGTGGTTACGTATTCATTCCATGCCTAAGACGCCGATGGTTGCGAACTGGCATTGTAAGGCGTCCTACTTGCGTCACAAAGAAAGTCACAGCATCATATTTAATGACCATACCTTTAGGCGGCCTGACGATTTGTCGGCTTATGAGGTCGTCCCTTGCGATACCTACAATACCGAAATCCTACATATGGTCAACATGGACATCATATCTTTTGATGATGATTGGACATGCCCTTTCGATCCCACCCGATTCGATTTCCCGCGTGTTAAGCACATGGTCAGTTTGATCGAAGCTCTGAAAAACCCTGAGCTTCGGTTTTTGGCCCCCATTGCGCAGTGGCTAAAGCCACAGAACCCGGCTAATGATACCCTAGACGAGCGATTTAAGGCCTTGGAAGCTACTACGGATCTCAGCTTGTTTGAGGAGGCCAGGTTGATTGAAAATTCGGTGAAGCATGGCGTGAATGAGTCTACTACGCTCAATTGCCGGCTCTGTCGTGCTAAATACCCTCACAAACTTAATATCCAGCCTCTAGATTTTTTTCGGTAGTTCCTGAACAGACTATACTGGACATGCAGTATGAGCTGGCTCAGAATCGTGGGATCCTTCTTAGTGATTCTGAGCCATCCATGAAGCTGCTGTATCTATACTCCAAGTATAGGAAGGAACGTGAAAAAGCGAAGGTGTCTGTTCCCAGCCAAACGCGATAATCAGTAAATAGTGGTGATTACCATGGAAAACCCTGGCTATACGCCTAATCCGTCCTTTTTAGAATTTTATTTTGCCAGGAAGCAAGCTCTGGCGGAGCTGGATATTCAAAAGAGTATCGAGGACTATCTAAGAGATATTTCGCAATCTGTGAGCAAGATGGAACGAATGCTCGGGTTAGAGGCTACCCAGGAGGTAGCCTCCTCGCCTTATGGGGTCCCAGGTTTAGATGACCGTCCGTTAGATCCGTCTGTGGGATACAATCCAGAAGTGGATAAAGTCCAGCCTATATCTGTCTCAGTACCTTATGTGGAGGACCTGCAGGCAGAGTTGACTAACGAGGTGGCTACCCTAGAAACTTGGCAAGACCTACAGGTCAAAGCTAATAAAGCACTACTGCGCAAGCTGGATACTCTATTCCGAGACCAGAACAAGATCCTTAGTGTTATAGCGGCGAATTCAGCCGCTGCAGGTCAATCAGTAGGTTCCGATAGTGATGAGGGAAGTGGTTGGTCTTCCACTATATTGGACTATCTGGAGAACAAGACCAGCAAGGGCGGCGGCAACAAGCCCTCAGGCAGCACAACAAAAACCCCTAGGTCTAAGTTAGGGAAAACGCTGGATATGCTAAGGGCCGAGCTTCCTACCGAAGCCACGAGCTTGTTAAAAGAGAGTGTTAAGGCTACAGTCAATCCGGAGGGATTGAAAAAAGCAGTTGTTGGCACAGGATCTAAGTTAGTAGGTCTAGATGGAGAGCTTGCGGTACCTGTTACCATGGCTATGGCCGCTAATGACCTAGCCAGCACTCTAATGGAATCTAGTACGTCAGGTACCGATAAAGGGAAAGGTGTAGCGAAGATAGCTGGATCTACCGCTGGGTCTTTGGCTGGGGCCGAAGCAGGAGCAGCCCTAGGTACGTTGGTCGCCCCAGGTATAGGGACCGCAGCTGGCGGTGTCATAGGGGGAACCCTAGGATACATAGGTGGCGAGGCCTTGGTTGAAGAAGCAATAGACCTAGTGACCAACGTTGTTAAAGACGAAGACGTAGGTTTAGCCCTCGGTCGTGCTGCTGCGGTGGCTATGACCCCATTTAGTGACGAAGCTAGAGAGGCAGTAAAAGAAGATTGGGAGAAGGACATACTACCTAAAATGGAGAAGACCTTCAAGCCAGTTGCCGATCTTAAAGAGAACATGGACGACCTCTCTCAGGCTATGGTGGAAGGTGGGGCTTCTATATGGGACAGCTTGAAAAGCTTCGGATCTTTCGTATCGGAGGCAGGTAGCCAAGCTCTAGGTCAAATAAAACATGGGTATGAGACAGGCGGCTTATCCGGAGCGGTAGGTGCTATACCTGGAGCTGCAACTACTATTGGTCAAGGTGTTTCTGATGGATTTAAAGCCGCCAATAATAACTATGCGAGTAAATCAGCCGTACTGATTACGAATTTGATGACTAGGTATGGTCTAACGAAGGAGCAAGCTGCTGGTATGGTTGGGAACCTAGGGTATGAATCGGGTGGTTTGCAGCCAGACATAAATGAGAAGAACCCATTGGTAAAGGGAAGCAAAGGTGGGTATGGCTGGGCTCAGTGGACCGGCACCCGCAGGAAAGCTTTTGAAGACTTTGCCGCTGCACGGGGTCTGGACATGAAGTCGGATGAAGCCAACTGGCAATTCCTGCAACATGAGCTAGATACTACGCATAAGGGAGCAGTAGATGCCGTTAAACGGACATCCACTGTGGACGAAGCAGTGTCTGTCTTTGAAAAGAAGTATGAGGGAGCTGATCCACGTTACGTCAACATGGCAAGCCGGTCTAGGTATGCTAAGGCGGCGTTAGATGCCTACTCTAATGGACTAGGTACTGGCGGTGACCAACACGAAGTCCAGGGCGTTAAGCCTATGGGGTTACCTACTACAGTACCGGATAAAGCGGTTGAAGGACAACTACAGCAAGCTATAGATGGGCCAGTAGCGGACATAAACGGTCAGTTAATGGCTGCAACCCAGTCAGCTATTGATAAGGGTGTTAAGTATAAAATGGGCGCCCGTGATAGCGATAGTGGTCAGATTGACTGTTCTGGGTGGGTTACCGAGATAAACAAGAACATAGCGGAGCAGATGGGTAATCCGGATGTTCTTAGAGGCAGCATGGACGCCATAAAGAAAGGACAAACCGCGGCTGGTATTATTCAGAACGTTGGCCAGCTATCTGGTACATTGGAGGGTGATGCTGTTACCGCAGCAAACCTTAAGCCAGGGATGTTGCTAGGTGTGAATGCACACGAGGAGCAGGCGGCTGATAGATACAAAGGCATAGACCATATTGCTCAGGTAGTCCAAGACCCGGTCACTGGTCAAATGATGGTTAGTGAGTCTTCGTCCTCCAAAGGAGGTGTAGCTACTACTCCGCTAGAACAATACTTATCTGGATTTCAGAAACGAGGGAAGCCTTTATACGCTGTAGATCCGTATGCGGCTACTAGAGGACAACAGCAGCAACAACAAGAAGGAGCAGTAGGAGACACTAAGCCAGGTGATCTTGGTTCAGTGGAGACCAATAGAATCCTATTAGGGACTACTGCGCCCGGTCTTGAAGAAGGTAGTAAGGGCTTAGAGAGTCCTTTGGAGACTACCCAACAACCCCCACAGTTAAACGGTCTTACTTCTGGCGTTGTGACAGGACCCGTACCGGTCGTAGTGACCAATATTGATGCACTCAAAGCACCAGTGGCCAGCCAAGAAGAAAAAACACCTGGGGTTGAAAACACCAATACGGGTTACCCAGGGTCAAGAACGGCTGCCACTTCTGCAGGGGGTAGCCAAACAACTCAAAGTCCAATTACCAATCTGACACTAGGTAATCCTGAGGTCCAAGTATCAGCTACACGGCCAAGAGAACCAAACTTAGGTCTTGAGTCACCAAACTTAGACCTTAAAGCACCTGATATAAAACCTTTGGATGTTGCTTCTGCTGCTGAGACTGGGGTTAAGCTACCAAATGGGCCGTTCCCTTTAGGAACTTTAGGAGTACAGCCTCTAAGCTATCCACTAAACTTGGACGTACTAGATGACTCTAGCCGGTCAACTGCCACGGACCTACCTTCTTACATGGGGAACCAAAGTGGTGTGGACCTAACCACGGGTACGAGGGTTCCAAGTAATGCTAGTCCGATACGTGCTTTGTATCATACAACAGAGGACTTTTCTAACCCTAATGCTGGTAATAGTGGCATGCCTGAGTCTGTTGCCTATTCTAGTGTAGAGGAGTCGCCCTTTAAAGAATCATTACCTCCTGTAGGTACTCAGCGTCAGCCTATGTCCTTTGGTTCGATGTACAGGAAAAAAGATGTAGGTTATTCTACACCTGCAGGAAGGGATTTACTGGGTTATTCTGAGGAGGGGATTGTAATGTCTGTCAACGGAGTACCAGTGCCGGGCACTGGTCTTGACAATAGCGGTTCGTACCAGGTTGCTAGCCTAAAGTCTTCGGTTCCTAGGTCATCGGATACTGGGGAAGACCGGGCACCAGTGCAAGTAGACAGTGTTAGACCTACCGCTGAACCGATGGTGAACCCCAATTTACCTCCGGAGGCCAAGCAAGTATTTATAGCTAATTTAGGTGATATGGCGCCAGTAGTTATGCCATCTGCTCCTACTGTAGTACCAAGTTCCGGTAGCAGCCAGCCAACCTTGGATGAAATTCCAGTTCTTATTCCAGACGCAAGCTTACTATCCATGGTGCTAGCAGGACACATATAACGATTGAGGGTCTTATGCCAATCATATTTGATAACGTTGGTACTGCTGTACCGCCCGATAGCAGCCATTCTGCCACGGACTCATCTATTGATCCCGCTTACCAGATGAGTCTACATGTAACTGGGGATGATACCTTGGATGCTGCGGGGCGACGGATCTACCCTATCATAGCCAACTTACCAGAGAGATTTAATCTAGGCTTAAGCTCAAACTGGTCTCAGCCTTTTGAAAGGCACAATATGGTCGACAACGCTTTACAAGGAGCTGGTGCAACAGGTGGCTTGGTTGGCGCGGCAGGAGGAAAATATGCAGCGGCTGGTCGCTTGGTTCAGGCCGCAGCCTCTAGCCCTAAAGTGAAGGAAGCCCTTAACTTTGGCCTCCAAACAGCTGGCATCGGATCTAAACTAAGGTCCCAGTCGGCAAGTGTTTGGGATGGATCTAGTGGTCTTGAGTTTACCATCGACATGCACTTTCATTCTCACTCTAATACGATGGCTGACGTTCAGGATAAACAGCGCGCCATGATGAAGCTTATAGCTCCAACCTTGTTCGGTGAAATCCTAAGCACACCAGGCCCAACCTTGATAGGAAACCTTTTAGGTGGTCGGAATATAATTTTGACATTGGGTAAATTCATCCGTATAGAAAACGTGATTATTACTAATGTGTCATCCGACATATCATGCCTAATGGATGAGAATGACCTACCTATTGCTATGGTTGTCTCCGTAGGTATTAGGAGCTTCTACTCCTGCTTTACGGCGGACGATGTAGATAACATGTTTTTGCAGAAAGGGTAACAGTCATGTTGGACAATACAGGCACTCGTTCTAGGTATCTTCGCGTCCACTCTATATCCGTAGATGAGTATGGTGTAGACCCTCTGAGGGACAGGGCTCTAAGGGTTCTGCCGACTATCCGAGACTATGACGTTCATAGGGTGACTCAAGCCCAAAGGGGCGCCTTAGACCTCATTAGCTTAGAAAGGTACGGCACCGACGAGCTGTGGTGGGTCATCCAAGCATACAACGGCATCGCGTCTTACAGGGAGGTTGTAGAAGGTTTAACTTTAAAGATACCCCGACTGGCCTCGGTGATGGAAATATTCACCTTGGCTATCCCTAAGCCTAGTACGGTTCAAAGAGTGATCTCCATTTAAAGATCCTCTTAGGAGAGACGATCCGTGATTAACGTACAAAACCGTGTTTTCGTAGACATAAAGATTGATGGCGGAGACGTACCAACCTCCGCCAATTTTTTTAGTGGTTTGTTGTTGGTAGAGAACGCTGCCACTCTGTTCCCTACCGCAGAGTTCTATTTAGGGGACTCCTCCGGGTTCTTATCCAGAGAAAAGGCCCTGACTGAGGCCAATAGTATTGTAGTTACGGTTGGTAAGTCACCTAAAGACGTTAGAACTGTGACCAGGCAATACAGATTGTTTAAGCCAGTCAGCAAAGACCAGGCAAATAACCCTAGTATTAAGGCTATATGTATATATGATGCGCCAAAGTTTATTTCAGAGTCTACACATAAGTCCTATAGAGGCCTTTCTTCCGAAGTCCTAAGACAGATAGCAAACGATTGCCGGTTAGGTTACTCTGGCCCAGAAGAATTTAATGGGAAGACCCCGAAGGACAGGCAACTATGGATGAGTGTTAGCAAAAATCTAGCGTCTTTCGTTAAGGACGTGGCTAAGCATGGATTCATCGACAACCACAGTGCTATGGCAGTGGCCCTTACCTCCTTAGGAGAGCTACGCTACCGCAATGTAATGGACGTAATCGAAACTCCTATAGACTCTATCAAGCATAGCTTTTTGCACAATGTTCCTACATCTTCCTTTGATAAGGACCGAATTTACTACCAGGTGAGGCAAGTACGGGATAGATCCAATGCAGGCTTAATGAACAATTGGCAAAATTACGGATCTACTCTAATCGTACCGTCATTGACGGGTGTGAACAAGCGGCTTGAAAAAGTAGATGTCTTGACCACAGCAGGATTCTTACCTATAAACGATCAAGTTTCCAAGACCATTGGAAGGGCTAAGGTGGATTATGGCCTACTTGATTGTGGTAATACCCACGCTAATTACTCCCAAGCTTTATACCAAAATCTTAGGCAGTTAGGTCTATTCAGTGAATCCCTGTCTATCCTTACCTATGATGTAACGGACGTTCAACTGTTTGACGTAGTAATATATAGGCAGGCAGATGCTGTTATGAGCTTACCAGCTAAGAATTCAGACATCTATTTGGTTGTTGGTAAGTCTGTCTATGTAAAAGCTGGCATTAGTTACGCTGAAAGGATAGAGTTGGCTAGAATGAGCTTAACCATAGAAGGAGAATCTACCTTGAAGACCTCAATCAGTGTTCAAAACCCCACATCTAGCATTGCCGCCGTGATAGCGGACGTGGTTCTCGATTCCAGTAATGCAGCACGAAACCTGGCCGCCACTAGCTTGTCGGTGCTTAAGGCCCTACAATCAACGGTGTTGAATCCAGCAGAAGTTATATTTAACTCTGTACGTACTGCATTTCCTTTGCTGGATCACACCATAAGGCCAGGCATCGCTTATTGGAGAACCTTAAGTTCTGTGTTACAAGGCCCTTCTGCAGGTGAAACAGATGCAGCTTACGCCAGCAGGTTGACCGCCGCTTTAGCTAGCGTGACTGGGCACCTAACAAGCATTGACCCAACCGTGTCTTACGTAGCTACGACCATAGCACAAGGAGCTAACGCCTATCAGCAAGTAAATACAGCGTTAAACAGCAGCAATCTCAATCAACTTACCAAAGGTGCCTTCATATTCAGGGATGGTGGTATTTATCAAGCTTACTTTGACGTAGTAGGCGCGGCTAAACGTATGTTGCTGGTAGGTTCAATAAGCAAGACAGCAGCCTATGCTATGTCGTCCACGTACTTAACAGCCTTGCAGTCAGGTCACCCCACTCTAGCGTCTGCGGTATCAGATTTCAATACAGCCCACCAAGCTATGCTCACTAGCGTCAACACGGTAACGACCTCAACTGTAGCCATGTGGAACCAAACGTTGCGGGTCACCAGAGGCGTAGAACCTCCTAGTCCTATACCGGTTATGTATGACTTAGTGACACCTAATAACAACAGTACATACCTATTAGACTTGTTGGACAGATTCTATGAAAGTCCTGTGGATGACGACTTAGGGAGACCCATGCCGGATCGGGCTTACCTTCAGATAGTGTCAGACGAAATGCAGACCAACCACGATAGTCAGTTCTTGAAATGGATACCTGAGATGCCGCTCCAAATTGCTCAGTACCCTACTGAGGATTTACCTAGTAAGGTCGATCAATTAGAGTCTGAGATAAACCTTGAGACCAGGAGAAACGGCTAATGCTTAACCCTAGCACTGATATGAAAAAGGGTCAAGGGCTTGACCCCCACAAGTGGTATCCAGGTACAGTGGTTGATGATGATGACACACATAGTGGTGACGGTCAGATGCGAGGTCGGGTGAAAATACGGGTCGATGGACTATTCGACTCTTATCCAGACTCGGACTTACCGTGGGCTATACCAGACCAAAGTCACGCAGACGGTGCTTCACCTGACTCAGGATCTTTTGATGTACCTAGCAAAGGTAGCAAGATCAAAGTTAAATTCCAAGATGGTAGCCCCCTCCATCCCATTTATAGTGGGTACCTGGTTGATGACCAGACCATGCTGCCTGAGGCCAAAGTCAACTATCCTAAACGAAAAGTTCACCTGTACAAAGATGGTACTCTGCTGGTCCTAGATACGAAGACCAAGCAGGCTTTCATACGAGCACCAGGGGAGCTGAATGTATATGTACAAGGTAACGTAAACCTGTATGTTAATGGTAACGTATCTGAGGTAATACTGGGAGATAAGACCAGCTACATAGAAGGCAACCTAAAGGAAATAGTTAAAGGCAACTATGAACGTACTGTTTTAGGTTCAGTAACAGAGACAGTGGCCGGGGTCTTTAACCTAGGGGTTCAAGGTGCCTTAAACATTGTTGGTTCATTGCTAGGCATATTCGGCACCACCTCCGCTATCGTTGGTTCTGCTGGGCCTTTAGTTCTCCAAGGTGAACCCTTGATCGAAAATAAGACTGCGGCTAGCGCACCACCTATCGAACCTGGGTCTTCTGACCAACCATCTATGCCGGACTGGACAGGAGTAAGGGGATCCACACCTGGTAATCCTTGAAGAAGGTGATACGTATGAAATTAAAGCTTAATTTAGGTCAAAAGGGTAAAAAGCTGTCGTCACTTCTGGTGTTTTAGATTCTTTAATCTACACTAGAGCGATGATAAACAGAGCGATGATAAACAGAGCGAAGATGAGAGGGTCTATAGGCTTAGTGACCTTAACTCCGGACAACTTCCTGTCTCTCACCACTGATGACGGTGGTCAGTCTTTAACTGATAAAGCCTTGACGGTCGAATACTACAACCACTTAATTGCAGAAGGTCAAATCAAGGACATGCCTTGGCTGAAAGTTCGGACCCTAGACGGAATGGTAATAGACTCAGATGGAAGACATAGAGCAGTTGCTTCGTTAAACGGGCTGTGCTCAACCTTAAGATGTTGCTTATTCTTAACGGATAGGCATGGGGTAGTAGCTCACCATAACATAGATCACTATGACCTACCCCCTTTATACAGAGGTGGGTTTACTTTAGCCCTAAATTCCAAGTCTTTTACTTCCTTTTAATTTACCTGGATTGGTGTGCTTGACACTATATGCCTGGCTGGAAGGCTTCTCTTTCTTAAAAGAGACTATAATTTAAGGTCATCAAACATAGGAGCTTGCCACATGAGCCAGGCCATAGTAGTTGATAGAGCTGAAATTCTATATGCCGACGTAAATCTATTCGTTGGCCAGCATAGCCGCTACGAACTCATTTATAACGAAGATAGCATAAACAACTCTATCTTGGCCATCGTTGGAACAAAACGAAAAACCAGGGTTTTTAATCGTGCCTTCGGGTCAGACGTACTCGATTTACTATGGGAACCTATGGATGACCGCACCATTACTGCGATCCGGTTGGATCTAGTGCAGGCAATCAAGGATTGGGAACCTCGAATCCAACTTCAAGATGTGGTCGTCCAAGCTGATTACGTCAACCAACGATATTTCGTCGGAATTACCTACATTATTCCTACTTTAGGTAACAAGGTGGTAACTTTCACATTCAATTTGCCGAGGAAAGGTGCATGACCACATCTATTACCACTCCAGTACCTTTGGTCCTATCCAAAGTTAAGCCGGATTTCGCATCTTTATTGATGCAGCTTCAAGCCTACGTAATCAATAAGCAGTCTTGGAAAGACCTCTTAGCCAGCAGCGCTGGCGAGACCCTCATGGAAATGATGTCTGCCGTAGGCGCTCTGAATCAGTTTTCCATTGAGCTGGCGGCTAGAGAGAATTTCCTAGATACGGCTGTTAGGGAAAGCTCTATTTATGCCATAACACGGATGTTGGGTGTACGAATAGAGAGAAAAATTCCAGCTAGTGTGGATAACGCCATTCTAACTAGGACAACCAGCACTTCTTTACCCAAGACCATAGCCAAGTTTACGCAGTTCACCATCAATAGTATCCCTTATTTCAATAGAGAACCTATATTCTTTGCTGCGGGGTCTGAGGACTCGGATCCGTTTACGCTGTATGAAGGTACAATCAAAGTCCAAACCTTCACCGCAGATTCTACTTCTTTTAGGGAAATATACCTCAACGAGCCTGGATTTGTAGTATCTTCTGTGGACGTGGAAGTTACGTTGATAGACCCTGCGACCAACGTGGCTGAGCTATGGTCAGTAACCCAAGACGGTATTTGGGTGGCAGAGCCGACAGATAAGGTGTACTATGATGCTACGTCGGGTGATGGTGACACTATACTTGCATTTGGCGATGGATACCACGGTTACCTACCTCCTACTGGGTATAAAATTCAAGTCAGATATGCTGTTACGCAAGGTGCTTCTGGCTCCAACGGTAACATTTCTAACATTAGCATTGTGTGCCCTACCGATTCTACAGTCGCGGCTAAAGCCGGGTTATCCGGCTCTATTACTGGTGGAGCAGATCAAAAGTCAGCGGCCTTCTACCAGACCATGGCACCGCAAATGTTCAAGGCTCGAACTAGAGCTGTGACTAAACCCGATCATAAGGCTATAATCTTGGACTATCCGGGTGTAGCTAGTGTCCAAGTACAAGGTCAGAAGGATATCGCCCCGTATGACCTCAGGTTTATGAATGTGATACGGATTTGTATCCTACCGACGTCCAGTGATGCGTTTACTACCCTCCAGTGGTCTGACTTTTTAGAGTGGTTTCAGTCCAAGCAATTTACGGCCTTGGATATCCAAACCATTAACCCGACCAAGGTAACAGTAAACGTTTCCTTTACATTGGTCTTGAAGCTGACCGCTGACCCCCAGGCCTCCAAATCTTTGGCTGACGCTGCTATTAGATCCTTGTTTACCAAGACCAAGACCACACTTGGACGTAGGCTTGCTGTCTCTGACATAGTAGACTCAGCTAAGGTCGACGGGGTTGACTATATAGAAGACGTTTTGCCCTCTGGCGACCAAGTGCCTTCTGATTCCAATACGTACTTTGCTTTAGGTGACTTGGTAATAGGCACCAAGTACACAGAGAGGACATAATTATGGAGAAGCCAAAAGCTGATTTAATGGATTTGATGCCCGAAATAGTGGTTAATAATCCTGTTTGGGCCGATATGATCCAAGCGTTTATCCAAGTAATGGAAACTAATGTAGACGGTCCTATTGACCAACTTCAAACGGTACGCCATATAAATAGATATACCGAAGATGAGTACCTTAAGTATACGGCTCGCTTGATAGGTTTTGACGTTAGTCAAGACATCTTAGATAGATCGTCAGCAAACTTGTTGAAGTTGGTAACACAACTTCCACACTACCCGGATTATAATGGACCAGACCTTTTCATTAAATTCGAGGAGCTCATCCTTAACGCAAAGATCAGCATGGAACACCTATACACGGAGGACTACGTGAACTTTTACCCGGAGCCTGGCGGCGGCCTGCTTAAATTAGGTCATGGAAATTGGTTTAAGACAACTCACATCAACCTTAACATAGAGCTGAGGGACTCTAGCGTGGTGCTAAGTACTGGGGACCTTCTGTACCAACGGGTCAGGGACATCTTTTATAACTTCTGTCCCATATCATTGGTCATCAACGCCTTATACCTCGTAGTGACCTTTGATATAGTAGACTGGGTTGGTGGCAAGGCTTTCGGTATAGAGACCAGAATAGATGAGACCTCGTCATTCGCTCACATAACTTTGGAATAAGGAGCATCTGTATATGCCTATCTTAACAACCGACCTTGGCTTAACCGCTATGACCGATGTTGAAGCTGGTGGTTTCAAACTCGATCTCACGTCCTTTGCAGTGACAGAGCAAACAGGCGTTACCTTATCTGTAGCTGATACTGCCTTGGAAGGTACTATATGGTATGAAGCGGATATTCAGAACATTGAAACCGTTGGTCCTTCTACTATTAAGTGTACGCTAGTTATACCTCCTGGGTGGCCTAGCAGTGGTACTAAGGTGGTATCTGAAATAGGTCTGTACACACGGTCTGGGGCTTTATTTGCACACGGCTATCTCAATACGGTATACCAGAAAACTACTGAATTCGGCCTCAAGCTATACGTTCTGGTGATGGCAGGCAGATTGGGTGAGATTATCAACGTTACCGTTGTGGATAGCAACGGCTTACCTAGCTGCTCTAGTGTACGGTCGTTAGTTAAGCCTTCAGAAGCTCTGGAAAACGTTGTAATGGTTTCTGATGGTCAGTTGAATCAAGACTTGACTGTTAGACCTATCATGGCCGTTAAATCTGGGGTCAGTGGATTTGAATGGGCATTCTCAGAGCATTCTAGGGTTTATTGCGGCCCCGCGGATTCTGTGGTAAGCGCCAGTGAGTTTGTCCTTGATATAGGTACCCAAGGTCTATGGTTGGATGACGGCGAGACCGTTTTGCTGCAAGTAGTAGGTGGTCCTGGGTTTGGCGAATCCAGAAAAGCGTCTTACGCTAAGGACAGCCTTACGTTTAATGTACTGGAGAAGCCGTTCACTAGTTTAACTGGTGATAGCCGTATCGCTATATGGCGCTCCAACACTAAGTGGTTACCGTCAAGGTCAGGTGTGCCCGCACAATACGCTTTACTAGCTGGTAAGAACAGTTTCTCTAGGGAGCTGTCGCCTTCCGGCGGTTCGACTATGGTTCCGAACTTCAAGTCAATAACTTCGACTGGGGCTACAGTCTATGACATTTCGGACATACCGTCAGATGTCATTAGCCATTCCACCCGACTCTGGGTGTTTGTATCTGGTGTGATGCAACCAACCAATAGGTACGTGCTTGGATCTTCTGACATTACCTTTGACGTTTCAGCTATCCCAGCATCAGGTACCAAGATAACATTCGTCTACTTCACCACCACCCCCAGTGATGGTTCGGCTTTGTTGATAGGGGAAGCGGAATACACAGCTACTGGTACGACCAGTGGGTTCCAATTACCCAGTATACCATCTAGTTCGTCGATGGTCCTAGCGTTTGTCAATGGCGCCCTTAAAGAGCCTTCTACCTACACTATTACTGGTTCACTATTGTCCTTTACGTCCAACCCGACTGGTTCTGTGAACCTTTTGGTAATGGCTAATGCTGAGGAATTGAATTCTAACACCACTATCAGCAGGGCTTACCATATAGCCACGTCTGGTCAACGAGACTTTACAGCTGGGTCAACGATCAACTACAAGCGGGACACCGTAGTATTGGTCAACGGTCTGTACAAGAGTAAGAACGATTACACTGTCTATGACGGTAACAAAATCTCTTTCAAGACCGGCCTAACAAGTGGCCAAAAGGTGGACATATTGGTTTTGGCCTCCCAAGCTGACCCGGTTGTGTCGTCTGTATCTGGCTTTGACGCTGGACCAATGTGGTCCGACCCAGCAGGATGGTACTACGAAGGTAACAGATTGCAGCCCGTAGTATTGACCTTCGTAGGGGATGGTGGGGCTACCTTCAACATAGTTGAAGTGCCTAGAAAGAGCTATATCTTGATCTTTAAGAATGGTCAGTTATTAGGCCCTAATGCTTTCACATGGTACCCAACCACTAACCAAGTAGTGCTATTTGCGGCTGCTACAACAGGGACCTTAGTGGATATCATTTGTTATCAGGAACATGCGGATGTGGGAACCACAATCCAGTGTGCTAGGCAGACCTTTGCTGCTACTGGGGCTACTTCATATACCATACCGAGCGATATGGCTAGCCATCCGGATGACCTATTGGTGATGGTAAATAATAAGTATGCTCATAGGTCACAGTATACACTCGGGTCAGGGACCATCAGTTTCGCCGATAACCCCACTGACGGTTGGGTAGAAATTACCCAGTTCAAGTCGGTCTCCAAGCCCGGGTATTCGGTTGAGATAGTAGAAGGAGACCTTCATGTGTGGCTACCTAGTACTGGCCCTTTCCCTATCGTACAGCCTTATCAAATGGCGATTGTTGATGTAGAGGACCGAGTAGACAACACTTTGACGTTTGTTGGTACGGACTACTTGTACAAAGACCATTGCACGGTTACGACCTCAAATGGTATAACAGACCATCTACTCGAAACGGACATAACCATATCTGGAGATCTCCTATTTTATACGTTCTTATGTGGTTTATCCAAATCCCGGTTAATGAAAAGGGACGAGTTAATCATTATTAGGGGACCACAAGGGCCACAGGGATTCCAGGGCTTCCAGGGCTTCCAGGGCTTCCAGGGCTTCCAGGGCTTTCAAGGGTTCCAGGGATTCCAGGGCTTCCAGGGATTCCAGGGCTTCCAGGGCTTTCAAGGGTTCCAGGGGACCCAAGGGGTTCAAGGAGCAACGGGCTCCTCAGCCAACATATACGCCGACGAATGGGCCTTTGCCGACATATCAGGCATAACCGATATCAATAACCATACTATCGGTACGGCTGTGGTTGCAGCCTCTGCTAGTACAACTTTTATGGTAGCTATTGCTAGCTGTTCTATGGGGTTATCTATGGTAGACTACGACGGGTACTTCAAGCTTATGTTCGAAGGTGTCCGGGTTGCTATAACACGTGGTCAAGGAGATGCAATTATAGGTAACATGAACGTAGGTCTTACTCTAATTCATACTACGCCCATATATTATGCTGCAAGCTACACGTACCAATTGTTGGCAGCCAAGTCCAATCTGTCAGATGGTACATTGAGTATCTCAGACACCAAACTTATTGTTATACACGATTAAGGGTGATTATGATGTACGTAATAGTGAACCCCCAATCAGTTATTTGCTGCCTAACCAATTCCCAGGCCACTGCAAAGTACTACAGGGATCAAGAGGGTTGCACTTACCACGAGGTTCAGGACCCACCTAGTGATTGTCTCAACGGTATCTTTAAGGATATGGGCTCTACAGGAAACCTGATGTATGTGCCAAAGCCTCGTCAGCCAGGAAACTGGATTGTCGTGGATGGTAACTGGGTGGACCAAACTACCGAAGACCAAAAGATTGAGGCTGTTAGAGAACAGCGCAATCAAGCCTTGGCGAGTTCAGACTGGACACAGTTAGCGGATGTGCCGCTGAGTGAGTCCAAGAAAGAAGAATGGAGGCTATGGCGGCAACAAGTGAGGGACCTGTTTAGTAACACTAGCAATGCCGATGCCGCAAAGGCTGAGCTAGATGTCTTGTTGGCTAACAAGCCATAACTAGCACAATCCACCAACTTAAGGGTCAGACACTATGCAACCTAGACTAACTTTGTTTTTACAAGAAATGAACTACCTGGCTGATATCCGTAACATGGATATTGACAACCCAGTTGTTCTTAACATAGACCACCCAATCAATCACACGCGGTACCCCATAATTCTATCATATTATGAGCCTGGCAACCCTCTCTTCCCTATAAATGGTATATGGATACCATCTAACCCTAACCACGCCTGGTATGGTAAGGTCTATCGTCTAACATCTTACACGGCGCCAAACCCGGTTCAATTGGCCGGTAATCAACATACGTGGGAAGAAATTACAGCTTATGAAGATATATTCCTCTACCCTATTTCCTATGACGACTCGGGCTTGCTAGGCCCTCAAGGACCACAGGGTACCCAAGGTTTACAAGGGCCCCCTGGTTCAGGTACTCAAGGACCGCAAGGTACTCAAGGACCGCAAGGTACTCAAGGACCGCAAGGGTCCCAGGGTTCCCAGGGTAGCAACGGCGTGGGCGTCCAAGGTTCTCAGGGCTTTCAAGGACCACAAGGAACCCAAGGGGCTCAAGGTTCTCAGGGCTTTCAAGGACCACAAGGAACCCAAGGGGCTCAAGGTTCTCAGGGCTTTCAAGGACCACAAGGATTTCAGGGATTCCAAGGTAACCAAGGTTTTCAAGGCACCCAAGGGGCTCAAGGTTCTCAGGGCACTCAGGGTTTCCAAGGAAATAACGGTACAGATGGTGTTGGATTGCTATACGTGCTAGATACAAGCCCCTCCCCAAGTTCAATAGAAGTGTCCATACCTTCTTGGACTTCTTATGTAGAGGGAGCTAGTCTAAGAGTTAAGCTGAATAATGCTACTGCCGTCGGGTACCCCTTGACCATTATGGTAAACAATTTACCCTATCTGGAAGTTAAGCCTATACCTGGTCTAGACATGACCCAGTCCTCCATACCAGCCGGAACTGTACTGGATTTGGTATACGATGGCCAAGGTATGCAAATCCAAAGCATGACTACGACTACTGTATACCAGAATAGAATCTATGGGTGGGCAATCAATGGTCAGAACACTATAAACATAGCCTATAAGATCGGCTTCGTGGATGTATGGTTGAATGGTGTTAAGTTGATGCCTGACCAGGACTTCACCGCAACAGATGGAACGACTATATCTTTATCTCAGCCCTTAGTGTCAGTTCCCGAAGTTTACACTGATTGTTACGAAGTAATCGGTTGGTTGTAGCCTTGACACTTGGTAGCCCTAAGCTTTGACTACTTGTATGGAGATTTAACATGGCTTCCCCAGCTTTAGCCCTCGCAACCTTGACTGGCCTTACTCTAAGAAACCCCCTGCTTGTCACACCCACTATAGACGGGTATACCGTGCTAACTACTACGACCATTGCTCCTGATGGGTCGGGCAACCTGGTCATACCTATGACAAAGAATTCCCAGGTAGTAGACATGGAAGTTGGCAACGTAGCTAGCTTGACTTTTACCGATGTTCCTGCAGATCGGCTGATTCCTATCACACTTATTGTGGTCCAGAATTCGTCGGGTTCTGGAGCTTTTAACTGGGATATAACGTCACCTACTGCAGGCAAAGTGTGGTGGCCTGGTCGTACTGCCCCTACCCTAACCCTCGCCGCTAATGCCATCGACATTTTCACTGTGTTTACCTACAATGGAGGTGTTACCTTCTTCGGATCTATCTTCGGTCAAGACATGGGTCAACCCTCCTAGTATTTGGTTGACCTTATTAAGGTCCAATGAGTAAGTGGTCCGTAATTTTAAGCAAAACAGTAAGGAGCTTCTATGACCTTTGTTAACCGTATCAAACGCGAACTTTTAATTGGTTTTGTTACAGCCGTAATGCTGGTTGTAGGGTTTTGGGATGACCCCAAAGCATTCAACCTCCTAATGTATGCGATGGCCTTCTTCTTCTCCGTCGCATTTGGATCACACATTGTTCTCCGGATGTACCTAAGTATTTCGTTGTCTGATCTAGCCCAGCAGATTAAAGATTCTGATAACCAAATGGCTAAAGCCATTGTGTATGCAGCCACTATCATCCTGCTGTGCGTGGTGTTCCAGACAGCTTCTTCCTTCTTGTTTGGTGGGAGGTAGTCCTAAGCGGCGCTAGTCCTAATGCAATACGTAGTTGCAACTTGGGTGTGCGCCGTGGCCTGCGTGTGCCAAGTAGGGCTCCTTGAAATCTAAGTAGGGGAGCCCTCTTATTTGAGGGCATTCTAATGAAAAGCATGAGTAGCAGAAGTAGATTAACCGCCGTGGGTTTGGCATTAGTAGGCCTGTTAACTACTTGCCCTGCTGAGGCTAAAGTAAACCCGGCCACCGATCAAACCCGAATCCCAGGTAAAGCGCTGCCTTATATCCAGTCTATAAAGGACGCGATAAACTCCGTTTGGCCGGAGTTGTCCATGAAATCCTATATACCTGCCCAGATAGAGCAAGAAACGTGCGTGACTTTAACACATACGAAGTGCTTTAACCCTAAAGCTGAGTTAAAGACGTCCAGGGAATATGGTTTTGGTTTTGGCCAGACCACCATCGCGTATAATCATAATGGGTCGGAACGCTTTAACACTTGGGCTGAACTTAGGGCACAGTACAAGAGTAGTTTATCTGGATGGACTTGGGCTAATAGGTATGATCCGGTTTTCCAGGTGAGAGCAATAGTCTTAAAGAATAAGTACAACTATGGTGCTCTAAAGTTTCCTATTGCTAACGAATTCGAGAAGATGGCTTTCACAGCCGTCTACTACAACAGCGGTAGCCCAATTAGAGACAGAGCTTTGTGCTTGAACATGCGAGCCAAAGGCTGTGACCCATCTAAGTGGTTCGATAATGTCGAGAAGTACTCCTTAAAGAGCAAGGTGGTTGTCCCTGGGTATGGTAAATCGTTCTATGATATATCCAGGGCGTACCCCCGAAGTGTTCTAATACTACGACGCCCTAAATACATTCCTGAGTTTGATAAATAAGAGGATTGACCATTATGCTTACGTATTACCCTATTTCAGCCCAGTTCATCCAAACCATGCTCGATAACGCTGTCAAGCAAGGTTTAGACTTAGGTACACCTATTGTGTCCGAAGTGTTGCGTGACATAGATCCAGTATTTGACCGCAATAATACTGGAGTTATTGCTCGTAGGCCAGTTTATATCAGCTACGAAGAGGATGTGCCTGACGTTTTTGGTGATGAGCCTATGCTGTGGCTTAATGCTACCACCAAGCAATTGTTAAAAAGCACCAATTGGCAAGAGTCTCCAGCTGATCCTTGGGAAACCCTCACTGACCAAGTATCCATGTTCCTTGAGTACAAAGACCTTCAAGTCAACAAAGGGTAAGGGGTGACTTATGCCTTCAGCATACGTTGAGAAAATTGCCAAAGAATTGAAGGTACCAGTTAAGCAGATAGAGGGATTTTGGGAGAAAGCTAAAGCAATAGCAGGGAAACGCTTTAAAGGTAAAAAGACTGGTGCATTCTATGCCTATACCACAGGCATCCTTAAAAACATGTTGAGCCTATCTCAGTCAGGAGCCAGTCACTCAACTATAAGTCTAGTCCCTTCTTATACTAGCGAGAGCTTAGCTAAGCCGAAAAAGAAAAGTAAGACCTTTAAGGCTAAAGTGAAACCCAAGGCCAAGCTCAAAACTAAGGCAAAGGTCAAGCCTAAGAAAATAAAGGTCAAGTTAAAAGCTAAGGCCAAGCCAAAGACCGAAAAGTCTGGGAAGCTATCTAAATGGTGGAAAAGCCTTACCGCAGCACGACAACAAGCTTACCTGACCAAGCATCCTAAGAGCAAGTACGCTAAGGCACATTACGCTGAGGTCGATCAGAAAGTTGATGCTACTGTCGATAAAGCCTTTGATGAAGTTAAGGACCATAAGGACTTCACGCCAGCTATGAATGCTGTGTCAGACATGCAAGAAGGCAAGCCTATAACGGATGAGGAAGCAGAGACCTTAAAGCCTATTATGCACGACGTAGGGTCTACCGTTGTAGGAGCCCTTTCTGTCATTTCTCTGTTCGCTCCTATAGCGCCATTTGCGTCTGCTGCGGCAGACATGTTCTTGGAAAGCTCAAAAGGTGGGTCGGCACCTAAGGCGGATAAAGAAGGTGATATGGAGGTCCTGTCCTCCTGTGTTAGCGGGATATCCATATCAGCTAGTACTCCTGAGGAAAAGAAAGATAAGGATAATAAGGTCAAGCTCGCTTGGTTGATGAAGTCCTTCACCAAGTGGTTAAACAAACAGGACTTAGTGAAGCTCCATAAAACATTGGATGTTAAGTACCGGAAGGGCCTTATAAAGAAAGATAAGGCCCTTAAGACATAGCGGTAGAAGGGCCATACTGTAAACATAGGGGTGATGACCTACTAGCTCACTAAAGCCTGGTAGATTTTTGGTCATCACCAAAACACCTGCGTACCAAGGAGTCACCCCTATGCTCTCTGCTATACTGTCCAATGCCTTCAATCTTGCCACCTCTTATGCTACCCCAACCCTGCCTTAATAGGCAGCTCTGTCTTTTTCTCTTATAAATTCTTCAATAGCCCTGCTTTCCAGATAAGGAGAGACCCGTTTTCCTTGTATCGACTTACCTCTGGCTTATTGACCATTCCAGACCCTAAGCTGTTTAGTCTGGCTGTAGAAGTTCAATTTTATAAGCTGGATAAGGAAAGACGCCAGACTGGATCCGATTATTCAGTATACGGTAAGGCACTGGACTTTGTAGTCAACACTATTGAGTTTTTCACCACCGAATCATTAACCCACAAAGCTCATTTTAAAGCACCGCACTTGTTGGCTATGCTTGACACTTTGCATCACCTGACTAATTTTAGACCTCAAGGTGTCCTATCTTTCTTGGTTAATAAACCATTCTACAGGAACTGGTCAGAAGATCCATCTAGCTTTCTAAGTCATGACATCTGCAAGGCCTTTATAGACCTTGATGTGGACTTAAATGACTACCCAGCTTTGTTAGCTGGCCTTTGGTTGTTTGAGATAGAACCCTATCATTTGAAGTCGCTAAATAGTCAGAGGCCTGAGGTGAGGAAGGTACTTGGCTACTTAATGAACTTGGATTCCGATGTGCAGCTTGATCCTGAGTGCTTGGTAAAGATATTTGAATCAGGTGGTCACGATGTTTGCACCGTAGACCTGTTCAAAGAATTCGGTTTCTCCTTGATAACCTATACCGAAAGAGTACTGCGGTCGAGTCGCATCAATAACAATGTTGACTGTAATCAATTACTGCGGCAAATAGCTGAGGCTAGTCCCTTTAGTTACGCCCGGATATACGATCATTGGCGTAATACCAGGCTAAATCCTGACTCCTTGTATAGCTCAGTTCAACGGCTGGGACTAGCTACAGGGAACGTCAATGACTGTAGAATGAATGCAATGCTTACCTACCCTGGTCACCTCTATGAGTTCAGCCCTATCACCGAGCATGAGTTATTTCAAGTATTTAAGGTCTATCCTAGAGTGGTGACTGGCCTAGCGCCGGTAGATAGAGTGAACTTGCTCCCAGCCATAATTAAGATGGGTGTTTGGCAGATACTACCATCAACCATACAGATAGTCCGGACATGACGGACTTTACAGGGTTGAGCAACACTATTAGACAAGACTGCCTAAAGTTAGTTGTTACTTGGGTTGATGTGGCAATTTTCAAACACCAGCTGGAAGCTTATTCACAAAGATCCTCTAACAAGGCAACAGAATCAGACAGTCAAGATGCTGGTCTAGCGGTAGCTAGACTAAGCCCTGAGACACAAGACCGTTTGACCAGAGTGATTAAGACTTTTGAGTCCTACTTATACACTTGGGCAAACGCCCAACCCACAGGAGACGTACCAAGCATGAAACGAATTAAGTTCAGCTTACCGCCAGATGACGAAATGGGAGACGAGGGGGACCAAAGTTCCAAGAACGAGGTCGTAGTGGACGAAGGGTGTTAAACAACAAGGTCTAAGGTAGCAAAGGGCGTCAAAATGACGCCCTTTGCTATGGTCTGACTCCACTAAAATTGGTCACTGGTTATGGTAACAACAGCGTACTGGGGTGGAGCCCCAACATCCTTAGTAAGCAAGGTTATGTCCGAAGCAAACTCCCTGCGAAC